AGCTGAAAAAGTTGCTGAAAAAGAAGGAGCAAAAGCTCTTGAAAAAGAAGGTGCAAAAACAGCTGAAAAAGTTGCTGAAAAAGAAGGTGTTAAAGTAGCTGAAAAAGAAGGTATCAAAGTAGCTGAAAAAGAAGGTATCAAAGTAGCTGAAAAAGCAGGTGCAAAAGCTTTAGGTAAAAGTGTACTTAAAAAAATACCTGGTATAGGTTTAGTAGCGGGATTAGGTTTCGGTGCACAAAGAGCTCTTGAAGGGGATTGGACCGGGGCAGGTCTTGAAGTTGCTTCAGGTGCTGCAAGTACGTTACCAGGTGCAGGTACTGCTGCTAGTATAGGTATTGACGCAGCTTTAGCAGGTAGAGATATATATAAAGCAACACATCCCGAACCTGGTAAACAAGGGGAAGAGGCTAAAACAGAAACTACCGATAAGAAAACACCTGAGACAGTAAAACCTGCTGAAGCACCAAAAGGCATTAATCCAGAAAATTGGAAACAACTTAACCCTGAACAACAAAAAGAAATAACTAAAAATCTAGAAACAGCTCCTTTGGGTAAAGCTACAGCTCTTTTAACTGCACAGCAAAAAGTAAAATCAATGTCTGCTGAAAATCAGTTAAAAAATAATAATCAGACAGAAGGTACATTAAAGGAGGGTAAAATTGAACCGGTTTCTACCCCCGAGACAGCTAAAGCTGAAAGTATCAAACCCGAGACAGCTAAAGCTGAAAGTATCAAACCCGAGACAGCTAAAGCTGAACCATCTAAACCGGTTTTAACTGATGAGCAGCAATTAGCTAAAACAACAGCAGAGCTACACGACAAAACATCATCTCTTAAATCTCAGATTGAAAAAGCGTCTGAGAATGTAAATTCACCTGATTATATAAAGAATGAATTTAAATCAAAGAAACCTGAACCTATAGTTGAACCCTCTATTAAAGAAAAAACGCAAACTGCAGCAAATAGTGACGACAAATCTAGTGAAATAGCTGAGAATACTAAAAATACTTACGGTGCTGTTAAAGAACTTAGCATGAATATGCAATCATTAGCTAAAGCGATTGCTAATAGTCAAGGAATGCCATCTCCGCCTGACGACCAAACTATTAATATTAATGCTTCTCCTGACTCAGGTCCTTCTCCTGTAGATTTTGCACGTAATTTTAACAGCGCCGTAGCTCAAAAAAGAACAGAATTTCTAAACGCCTTTTACGAAGGATAAATACTATATACGATAAATGGCTACTAAACTCTTTACATACAACGCAAAAGGAACACGCGATAACCCTGGCAGTACAACTAGCGGTCATGATAAATTAGGCGCTGGTGGTCAGTTAGAGCCAGGATCCTATGGAGGCGATATTAATGTTGTAACAGGGTGGCCCTGGACACTTACACCACCTTCATCTCCTGCTCTAGACGAAGTACCTTATGTATGGATGAAAGAATATCTTTATCTTGAAAGTCAAATGAGAGCAGAAGCTACCACGTCTTTAGCACTACCTAAAGGTTTAGCTGCAGCAGCTACTGATGGTGTAAGTAGTTCACCGTACGATAAATTATATGATCACGATAATCCTACAAATTTTTCATATACATTTCCGTATTTTGATAATACTGCGTACTCTACAACAAATACTTGGCAAGAAGTAAGCGATGAAGGTTTAGTAGGAGGGCTTATTAAAGAAGGTGCTGGAGCATTAGAAGGATTAGGTTCTAGAAGAGGAGGTAAGTTAGGCAGATTGATGAACCTTGGAGGAAAAGCTATCGGTCAAGCTTCAGATAAAATGGGGCTTGTAAAAGATCTTGCTTTTAAGGCAACATCCCCGTCTGCAAAAGCTATAGACAAACCTAAGCTGTGGGTTAACGGTGAAGCAAGATCGTTATCTATTTCTTTCCCATTATACAACACTATAGTAACCGGTAAAGAACAAAATTATAGTGATATAATACAAAAGAACTGGGAGTTATGTTACCTACTAACCTATCAAAATCTCTTTAATAAGAGAACATATTTTACAAACACACCTCCAGTATTTTATGAGGTAGTTGTTCCGGGTGTACATTATAGTAAAGCCTCCTACGTAAGTAATTTAAAAATTACACATGCAGGCAATATACGTTCAATGAAATTTGATTGGCTAGGTAACGGTAGTGCAGATTACAATATACCTGATGCTTATATTGTTAATATAACCCTACAAGATATGTTAGTCAATAGTAAAAATTTATTTAACGTTGTAGGTAACCCCCAAGTCACAGCTTCTAAAAAACCTGGCTCAACATCAGGTACAGGCTCCGGATCTGGTTCAAATCCTGGTACAGTTCCGAGTAGCCCTAACGTACAGAATATTAATAGTCCCGGAGGAGTTCAAGGCGGTGGAGGCGAATTCGGAGGTGGTGGAGGAGGCTCTTCTTTTTAATATAACATATGGATCAGAATCAAATTACAGATTTACCTCTTCTTAATCAGGAGAACTATGAAAATATCTTTAACGTCTATAAAGACGAAAATAATAGATATTATTACAATCTATTACAAAGTGTAGTAATACCTAGTAATTTACCTGAATCCTTTTTTACAAAATATACTGTAGTTTACGGTGATACATTACCGTACGTTTCGTATAAAACATTAGGAGATATACATCTCTGGTGGGTAATAGCAAACATAAACAAAATTATTGACCCGACAAAGCAACTAATGCCGAATGATGTATTAAAAATACCAACACCCAGCGTATTAAGAAGTATTCTTAATCAGATATAATAAATGGCTACACCTAATTTATATAACGTATTACATCCTGCTCAAGCTGCTTTGAGTAATACACCTGATGTTCGAAAGCCGTACGACTACAATCAATCGTCAACGGATAACGGTCTACCAGCTAATTCACCAGGCGGCCCACTTGCTAATACCGAAACACCAAAACAGAATTATAGTTATAATACAAAATTATATTCCGTACAAATATCAATTAGTAATTTTATAGCGTCTCAAACTTTTAGTTTAGCGCCTAATTCAATTATAGACTTTACAATTGAAGAGTCTCTTGCTGATTGGGTTACAAAAGGTACGCTAACTTTTACTTACAAGCATGATGTTCTAGATAAAATCTTTACATTTAGAAACGACGGGTACGATACAATAAACGTACAGATATATCCAGTATCTGTTGTCGGTGACCGTTCAGTCGATCCTACAACAGGTCAACCACTCCCTGATTTAAAACAAAAAGATTGGGAATTAAACTATTTGTTTTCAATTTATAATATTGAAGATTTACCTAAACCACCGGGTGCAACAGGTGCAGCAAGTGCTTCTTTAAAGTGTAAAAAATTATATTTTAGAGATTTTCGTTATCATGAACTTTCAACAAATACGATTCAGTATTCAACTGCTACATCAAAAAGTAACCCTGACGTAAATGCAGATACTCCTGATTATGCAAGAAGTTTATCTACTGGTAAAATAATAAAAGAAGTTATTCAACAAACTTTAACAGACGAAAGCATAAACAAAATAACAACTAATCAGGACGATTGGGACGATGGAGCTTCCTCATTGTTTTTAACCGCTCCTACTGCTACTACAGCATATGATCTGTTAATGTATGCTTATAAGAGACATGTAAGTGCTATAAAATCAAAAGATGTTAATGATTTTTGTATTTTAAGTATTGAACGCGGACCTAAATTCGGTGACAAAGGTGTCTTTACATTAAGACCGATGTCAAAGTACTTTAGTCAAGCCGGTAAAGACCCTGAGAACCCTGGTGAGTTTCAAATTGAGCACTTTTTTATACAGGACTTTAACGACAATATAGAAGCTAAAGGTAAAAAACCTAAGACAGGTAAGTTTAGAGCTCCAAGAAAAGATTCAGGTAAGATTGTAGGTAAAGATAAAACACTTGTAGATTATAGTTATATTCGTTCATACGAATATGTTGAGGTATCCCCTATGATAAACGCTAACACATTTGTTAGTAGACCGGTTTATTCCTATGATTTATCAAAAAGAGAATTTAATATTGAGTTTAAAACTAATACTGTTACAGATGCAAAAACTTTTATAGGTGAGCAATATGTTAAGCAAGTACTAACAAAAGACGGTTCACCTAATAATTTTCAAATAACGATTGCGGAGAATAAAAAAGATAAAAATATTAATCCTATTTTCTCACTCTACGGTCAAAACAAAATATTAAGAGAAGCTGACGGTGTACAAAAACTACTACAGTTAGGTATATTTCAAAATGCTTGTATCGTCTTTACTGTACCTGGTCTTACGTCTCGAGTAACAGGTCGCTTTATAGGTATTGATAGAGTACAAGGCAGTCTAAATGACGCTTTCGACGATAAGTTTTGCGGTCAATGGTTTATTATAAATATAAGACATATATTTCAAGGTACACAATACTTAAATGAAATAACAGCAATCAAGTTGCATCGCTACTTTACAACGATTAAATTTCCTAAAACACTATGAACTTCTTTACATCACTAGAATACGTAAACGGGCAATATCAGGGCGTTGTATATCGTTCAGGTAATAACGCTTTATTATATCGTTCTCAGTCTTACCCCACACAGCAGGAAGCAATGTCTGACGTTAGTACATATCTATTAAAGAATAATCAGCAGATATCCCAGCCTCAAGCTGCTACACCTAATATAAGTGTATCCCAAATTCCTGCTGCTCCACCTAGAAAGTGTTGTGGTCGTTAAGATCTAATCTTTAAACAGCTGCTAAACCAGTTTATCTCTTTATCTACTACAATAGAATCTCTATACATAGCTTCTGATATATTCAGAAGTATAGAAGATTTATCGTTGATTGTAGTATGATTATAAACTGCTTCAAACATCTCTTTTAGTAGTTGAAGATAATCACCAGAAAAATCCTGTTCGTGTTCGATAGTATATTTTCTAATATCTGTTAGATCAACTTTCTTAATCAATAAGTCATCAACAATCTTTTCAGCTACATTCTTAGAGCTATTTGTTTTAATGTATAATGTACCTGAGTAAGAAAACTTCTGTACGTCATTGATAATACGACGAAGATCAGGAGCATTACGACGCACATACTCAATAAGCTTTGGCTTCTCCTCTTCAGGTACTGTTATGTCCTGATCTTTTAAAACGTGTACAACTCTACCGAGAATACCGTTAAATGGAGGTATAAGATTAAAAATCTGACAACGGGATTGAAGTGCAGGTATAATCTTAAACAGATAGTTACACGTAAAAATAAAACGAGTATTATCTGGATACTCTTCAATTACATTACGAAGAGCTTTCTGTGAATCAAGAGTTAAAGCATCACACTCGTCAAATAGAATAACCTTAAGCTTACCGTCGAGGGACTTAGTTTGTGCAAAGCTAATTACTTTTGTACGAATTGTATCAATACCGTTTTCGTCAGAAGCGTTAATATACAAATACTGACAATCAAGTATATCATTAACAATGATCTTCGATAGAGAGGTCTTACCTGTACCCGGAGAACCTGCAAAGAGCAAATTAGGTATCTCTTCTCTTTCTTTTAAAGACTTAAAAAAGTCGTGCTCGTCCTTTGACAGGACAAGCTCTTCTAAAGTCTTAGGACGATATTTCTCTACAAATAGACCTTGAAACATAAAGCGATTATACGCTTAATTTCCAGAAGATCCAAAGCCATTTTCGCCTCTTGTAGAATCAGTAGCTTCTGTTACAAACTGAACATTTTCTTCAGTTACTACAATAAGAGGGTAGAGAACAAGCTGGGCAATACGATCACCTTTCTTAACCTGGTAATCAGTATTAGAGCTATTAATAAGCCTTACACCCATATCCCCACGATAGCCGTTATCAATAATACCGTTAAAAGCAGAGATGTTATGCTTAAACTGAAGACCGGAACGGCTCTCAATACGAATCCAGAAACCAGGAGGAACCTGGGCAAGTTTTAAACCTACAGGAACAATATTAGCACCTCTTGCAGGAATTAGTGTATCTTCTACTGCAGTAACATCATAACCTGAATCACCAAAAACAGGATCCTTATGGTTACGTACAGGTAGTACTGCATCAGGATGAGTTTTAACGAATAGAAGTCTATAGAGTTCCTGAAGTTCTTCCTTAGACTTACCTTGTAGTTCTTGTACTGTGTTACTCATTGATTAATTGTCTCCCGGTATAGTTATCTTCTTTGATTTCACCGATTGGTTCCTGACCTGCTTTTACAGCATTAGTCTGGAGCCATTGAATTAATTGATCTTGCTTCTCATCAGGTACAATAAAAGTACCGTAGAGAGTGTTGACTGTAATACTCATATCTATTAAATTAATATACTATTATAAATAATCAACAATGTCGGACAATTTAAATACATTACTTGACGAGCTTTCTAGTTTTAGTTTTGAACCTACAACAGCTTTAGTACCTGCACCGGTAACAGATCTATCTGAAGATAAGGTTACTGAATTCGTTCTTAAAAAATCAGGAGAGCTTATTGATGCAAGTATTCATTCTATTAACAGTGTAAAAGATCTTATTATACAAGGTCAAGATCCAGAAGAAATAGCTTCTCTTGCTTCATTAATAAATTCAGCAACAGGTGCGATTGAAATTCTCAATAAAACGATGCTTCAAAAGAAAAAAATTGAAGCAACAAAAGAAATTGAACAATTAAAAATAGAAGGTAAAAAACAAATAGCAGCTTCTACTGTACAAACACCTACCCAAAACATAACAGGTAACACTATTACAAATAATAATACACAAGTTGTCTTAGCTTCTAGAGAAGAAATTATGAAGCATATTTTAAGCGGTAAAACATTACCTGATCCAAATGTTATTGAAGCAGAGCTTGTACAAGGTAAAGAACCTGTACCTGTTAAAATAAAGGCAAGCGATATTTTAGCTCGAAATAGTTAAAAACAGTAATAAATATTTTACAATAGTATATGGCTACACTTTTTAATCCTCCAGGTGGTTCCCCGCCAGTTATAACCTGCCCAGGAACAGGTCCTTGGTCAATTAGTCTAGATGATTGTATGGGCGATTCTCTGCAGTATATAAATGCCAATACAAATTATCTTACATGTCAAATAAGTGCTGCTAAAATACAAGAACAAATAGATTATAACTATTTACTTTCTTTGATACACGGATTAAGTAGTAATGTGAACAATATTGGAAATTACCCTTACACAAGACTTGTTGAAGTTGCTAGTTCAGTTGAAGCACCAAGATTACTAAAAACAGTTACTAGTTCAACTGGTGCTGTAAACGGCTCAGCTGTTAATTTATTTGCAGGTAGTACTCCAACAAGAACACTCAAAATTAGTAGTACACCTGTAAATCAACTTAATAATATCGGTATAACTATAAACAGCGACAATACATTTCAATTTCCTTCAGTTGGAATATATAGGGTTGAATTAGACGGTCCAGGAATTGCTGTACCGTATGCTGACTTAAACGTTGCTTTAGATGCTTATCTTGTAGATGATAGCAATAATGTTATACTGCAAGGGCCCGTAACTGTTGCTATTGATGCATGGGGAAGTAATTCGCCGCAAATAAGTATTAAAGGTCAATTTCAAGTTACTTCTTTAACAACAAAGTATAAGTTCGTCGTTAGACGAGATGCTTCGACTGCGTTCGTAGTAGCGGCTCCAGTTGCAGTACCGTCTGCAATATTATTTGATATTAATATCTGGAAAGTAGGTTAAAACCAATTAGGTTTATTACGCTTTGTCCAAGCAGCAAAAAGTTTATCGTACTTAATATAAAGTCTGTATTGCTCGATAACAGATAGTTTATCAAAGTCTTTAATTTTACGACAGTTACTATCTTGACTGATAGCTACGGTAAAAGGTGTTAATGTATTAGTCGTATGAATAGTTTTATTCATATTGTCTTTGCACCAGAGAATAAATTCCTTAGTAAAATGCTCTGAGGAATCAGGCCAACGGTAATTACGTTCATTAAACATTTCTAGAGCATGTTCAACGAGCCATTCAAAATTAGCTCTAGATTCTTTAACCCAGATAGTACATTGATGTTTTGAATAACCTTTACCTGATGAACGAACCTTACCTGTTTTAGTTCTAGGACAATCAGATGAACTTAATTGCTCATTGGTAAACGCGTTTTGAAGCATAATAGCAGACTCTATCTGCATCTTAGAACGAACGTGTTTATCACAAAGCTCCCTAGCAGAAACAATAGGATCGCTGTCGGTTACAAATATATTCATGCCACCATAATAGATGGCATTTTATAAACAGGCAAGCTTAAAGCTTAAGCCTCACACGATGCACAAGTAAGAATTGAACGAGCAAGCTCTTGCGCAGGATTTGCTGAACGCTGATAATAAAGTGATTTAATACCTTGTTCCCAGGCAAAGATAAGAAGCTCATTAACATCCTTCGGTTTTGTATTAGGTGGAATCATTACGTTTAATGATTGACCTTGATCGATATACTTCTGTCTAGCAGCAGCTTGAATAATAATCTCTTTTTGTGAAATCTCACCAAATGTCTTGAATACGTCCTTCTCTTCCTGAGTTAGAAAATCAAGATGCTGCACTGAACCGCCCTTAATAAGAATTGACTTCCAAGTATCATCATCATCTTTACCCTTCTCTTTAAGAAGCTTTTTAAGATAAGGATTTCTAAATGTAAACTTACCCTTAGCTAAATCCTTAACAAAGTAATTACTATTAAGAGGTTCGATAGAAGGACTGACCTGTCCGAGAATAAAAGAAGAAGATGTTGTAGGAGCAACTGCTAATGTAGTTGTATTACGACGACCGTACCCTTTAAGAAGAGGTGCTTCGCCGTATTCTTTAGCTAATGCTTCAGAAGCAAGATCTGCTTTTTCTCTAATAAATTTCCAAATCTGATTGTTAAGCATTTTAGCGCCCATTGATTCAAACCCAATCATCTTAAGCTGAAGAAGAGAATGCCAACCAAGAATACCAACACCTAGAGCTCGCTGATTAATAGCAAAGTTTCTAGGATGCTCCATAAACTTCATACCTTCTGTCTTATTAATAAATTCAGTCATTACTGAATCTAAGAAATATACTAAAGTTTCTACAGCATCTGTATCCTTCCATTCATCCCAACGCTCAAGATTAAGAGAAGAAAGATCACAGACAAATGACTCTTCAATACCGTTTGAAAGCATAATCTCAGTACAAAGATTACTATGATTAATCTTCAGACCTTTATCTTTATAAACTTTAGGTGCCTGGTTATTAGCATTATCTGTAAAGAAGATATAAGGATAACCGGACTCAAAACGCTTCTTAATAACTAATCCCCAAATAGCACGCTTATCTTTATCACCTGCAATCATGGATTTCATCCATTCGTCAGATACGCATACACCTATTGATAAGTTCTGAATATCATCGCCTTCTCCGCGAATCTTTAAGAACTCTTCAATATCTGGATGATCAATAGGAAGATAAGCAGCAAATGAACCACGACGAACATTACCTTGGGAGATATAATTTGTAAGAGATTCAAAAACTGATAACTGATGATGTACACCAGTTGCCTCACCGCCAGAAGAGATAGGAGCACCACGATGGCGAATAGCCCCAAAGTACCCAGATGTACCTCCACCAACTTTAGACATAACACCTACTTCAGCAACTTTATATAGAATATCATCCATGTCGTCATTGACATACGAACCAAAACAGGAGATAGGAAGACCACGAACACGGCCAAAGTTAGACCAGATAGGAGATGCTAGAGAATAGAAACCTCTGTGCATATAATCTTCAAACTTATCTGCAAAACCAGGAAGATTAAGATAATGCTCAGCTTTTTCAGCAATATCTCTTATACGTTGTTCGGCGGTTTCTCCTTCTACAAGGTAACCTCGACTGAGAAATTTTCTCGAGTCTTTATTAAGCCAATAGATGTCTTTGTTCATGTTGTATCTATTATTTTAATCTAAAAATCTTAGACAACAACTAGAATAAATCATCTTCAGAGAAAGATTGTGATTTCTTGGAGTACTCTACCGGACGACTATGAAAAAAGTCAGTCATGTTGTTACCCAATAACTCTTCGTTAAACCACATTGTCTTTTTAACAAGCTCTTTATCAGTCTCAAAGGTTTCAGGGAAACCAATACCCTTTAAAGATTCGTTAATTCGATCTTTAATAAACTCTTTGAGAACAGGCGCAGTGAGTCCATCTTCTTGAATACCGTTAACCATCCAGTCAACAATCTTAGCCTCGGACTTATAAGCTTCTTGAGCTTCATGAAGAATACGCTCTGTAAGCTCTTCATCAAACAATTCAGGGTATTCTTCTCTGATGGTATTAATAATCTTTGTACCAACAAGTCCATGAATATTCTCTTCGTTACGAGTGTACTTTACTTGTTGATCAGTATCCTTGAGAACGTTTTTATGACGAGCAAACCAATTGATAACATAGAATTGACTCATTAGAGAAACATTCTCAACGAGAAGCGTAAACAAAATAATAGCATATAGATACTGCTTCTTTGAGTCCTTGTAAAACTTGTGAGTATACTTGCGAAGATACTTCACACGACCTTCAATCCAGTCGAGCTTTAGATTCTCTTCAAATACATCCTCTAAACCAAGAACGGAAAGAAGTCTTTCATAAGCATTGTTATGAATAACTTCTGTATTAGCCATAACATAACCAAGATCCTGAAAACAAGGCTGAGGAAGATTCTCTCCTAACTTAGCCCAAAAAGTTTTAACAGCAATTTCAATCTGCCCGATAGCTGAAAGTGTACGAATAATAATCTCTCTTTCTTGTTCAGTTAGATTTACTTTGAATTGTTGAACATCAGACTTAAAAGAGAATTCTTTATCAGTCCAGAATCCATTATGCATCGACTCAATGAATTCGTCGGTCCATTTATAATTGTTGGGTTTACGGGAGATTTGTTCGTCGAATATCATAAAATTTTAAAAGTACTTATAGGTTGCAAGACATAGTCCGAGTGTGTTTATACATTGTATTTTCATTTTGCTAAGTTTCTACTTAGACTTAGCGTTTCTTCTTAGGTTTATTACCTCCACCTGGTTTACTGTCATCCCATTTATTACCACCAGGTAGCTTTACGTTTGTATTCTTAAGATTAACTTCAGCCTTAAGATCGTTCGTTTCTTTGGTTTTTATTTCCTTAGGACCGTGAATATCACTCTTTCTCTTTAAACTATTAGGTACTGGTCCGCGGTTGATACCGTCTTCCATAAGTTCAAGTACTTCAATAGGTACTGTCATAGGTGTACGATAGAGACCAGGAGCGTATTCAACAATAATATCAGCAAAAATCTTATCAGGTGATTCAGTACCTCCACGATAATTTTGTGTAGTTGTTGGATATACACTCTTTAACGAAGAAATTCTTAAATTTAAATCAAAATTTTCATTCGAACAGGATTTTACAAGCTCAACAAAGCTAGCTGCCTTATCTTTAAAGAATTCATGACGAAGAGCATCGTTACGAAATCTAACTCTATCGCCAATTAGGTAACCACCTTGCTGATATCTCTCTAGAAGATTTTCAAATAAAATATTAAATTTAGGATCCATAATTGCTGTTGTTATATTATTTATGGTCTTCTTAACTAAATAATAGTGTAGAAATGGCCATAAAGATAAAAACTTTAGAACAAGTCGCAAGTACTTATACCGATCAGCAAGGCTATAATGGTGGTTCGTATGTGTACAGCGATTTAGCGCTAGATATGGAACAACACATATCTTTAAGTAACGGTTACCCGTATAAAACAGGCTCTGATATAAAAGTTGACTACGATACCCTAGCTATTCGTAATTCTATAACAAATCTCTTCAATACCCTGCCAGGACAGAGATTTTTATTCCCTGATTATGGTTTAGATTTAAGACAACATCTTTTTACACAAATCACACAATCTAACGCTTTAGCTATTGGCAGCCAAATACTAAATGTAATTACAAAATACGAACCTAGAGTTAGTGTCGTTAACGTTAATGTTGAAGCTGATCCTGATCACAATCGTTATAATATTAGTATAATCTTAAATTTCCCAACATTAAATACTACTGATACAGTAAATTACATTCTTAATACTAAGAATCAAAACTTTACAATCATACCATCTAAAAACTTATAATAAATGGCAACTACACCGCAAAACCCTTACGATATACCAGCTGGAGGCTATATGGCCTTCGACGCAATGTCTCTAAGACAGCTTATTATCGATCGATTAAACGAACAAGGAACATTTACTGATCAAAACTTTGTCGGTAGTAATCTTGCATCAATTATAGATATAGTAGCATACTCGTACAATACTCTAATTTACTATCTCAATAAGACAAGTACTGAATCTATGTTTAGTGAAGCACAGCTTTACGAAAACATGAACCGCATTGTTAAGCTTATTGATTACAAACCTATCGGTTATCAAACATCAACATTAACGTTTAATGCATCAGCAAATTCCTCAAACGGGCTCGATATAGGTCTATACACTATACCAAGATATTCATCAATTAAAACAAGTAATATTGCTTTTTCATTTACACAGGATGTAACATTTGCCAAAACAAACAATTCAAATGAATTGCTTACCCAGCTCTCTCAAGACGTATTTTTATATCAAGGTAGTTATCAAGAATATCCTACATACACAGCTGCAGGGGACGATAACGAAATTGTATTATTAGATACAGCAGGTGTATTAGTAGATCACTTTAACATTGACGTATACGTTTATTCTAATCTAAACGGTACATGGAGTCAATATACACCTACAAATAGTTTATATCTCGAAACAGGTACTGCTAAAAAATACGAAATTAGATTAAATGAAAATCAACGATATGAAATTAAATTTGGTAATGATATTAACGGATTAAAACTTCGTAGCGGTGATTTAGTTGCAGTATACTACCTACAGAGCGATGGAACTAGCGGTATAGTAGGTCCGTTATCATTTAACGGTAGCAACGGTATCGTAAAACTTAATACACCTCAATTCAAAAATATATTAAGCGATATTGTAGGTAACCAGTACAATTTTTTAACAGATACACAAATTAGTCAAAATATCTTTATAACAAATAATTCAAGCTCGACTAATATACGCGCATCCCAAACAACAGATAACATCCGTGATATTGCACCTTCGAATTTTAGAAGTCAGTATCGCCTTGTAACTACCAAAGATTTTCAAACGTTTATACAAACAAACTTTGCAAATCTTATTACCGACGTTAGAGTTGTAAACAATACCGATTACGTATCTCAATATTTACAATATTTTTATAAGCTTGGTGTTAATAACCCTAACCTAACAGATAGAGCTTTAATAAATCAGGTATTATACGCTGATAGTTGTAACTTTAACAATATATATCTAGTTGTTGCACCTCGCGCTACCAACACAACATTTAACTATTTAGCACCTGCACAAAAACAGTTAATAAAATCATCATTATCTGATACTGCTTTAACAACAGCTGAGATTGTCTTTATTGACCCTGTTTACAAAGCTGTTAGTATCGGTATAGCAAATCCCGGTAAGCTGTTATACCCTGCAGGAGATCAATCCTGTATTCAATTACAAGTTAAGCAGTTACCTAATTCTTTACGTAATAAGCAAGCCATTGCAAACGACATTCTAAATATTTTTACAAATTATTTTAGCAATCTAAGATTATCATTAGGTATGACACTCGATGTTAGAGGCTTAACACAAGAAATTTTAGCTGTAGATGGTGTACAAACATTTTACACGGCCCGTACAGACGTTCCTGATGTTAAAGTTGAAGGACTATCTATATATGTCTGGAACCCTAACTATCCTTATCAGGATGCCATATCAACATCAAACAACGTCTCGTTAAATTATTTTGAATTTCCTTACTATAATAATCTCAATAATATAACTAATTACATTGTTATAAATTAATACTTTATATGGTTACGCCTCCTATTAGTATATACTCAACATCACTTACAGGTGTTCCTCAATTATCAGGAGACGTATATGGTACTGTTTTTTATTTTAACGGTCCTACATATACGAGTATTTCCGCGTATGACCCTAATGTAAAACAAGTTATATGGAATTTCGGTGACGGTAATATTGCATACGATACATTGTTCCCGTCTCATGTATATAAATTTCCAGGTATATATACGGTTACATTATCTGCTTTTGGGTATGATAATACCTATAGTACTAATACTGCGAGTATTTCTGTTGACTACGTTTATAGAGATTATATATCGTTTGCAAATTACCCGAAACAGTTCGGTACACCCGGAGAAATTTCTCCTGAACCGTTTACTGTTAACATAATATCTGCTCAAATAAATGAACCCATTAAAGTAAAATTATTTGCGGCAAACTCTCCTTCTATACCGCTTGATTTTGCTACTGGTAAATGGAAATTCTTAACACCTACTTGGAGTTTTTACGATTTAAGTGGTAACGCCATTGATACTCTAAATATTGAAACTGTTAATCTGTATAATAAAGACGGTAACGTTGTAGCTGTTTCAGGTTCCGGTCAATTCAAATTTAGAGATGATCAAAGTATAGGTAACCCTACAGAAAATTGCCCGTTAGTTATTATCGCTACATTGCAGACATCAGCACTACCTGTACCGCTTGAAACCAATACATACAAATATTTTAGTTATAGTAATACAACAGTAACCCGTGCTACTATTGCCTGGCAGTTCTATGATTATAAGCCTGATTATTTTAAAGTAACAGGTAATTATATTGACGGTATATCAACAAGTAAATGGGCTGGTTACCCCATACCGGTATTAATAACCGGTCATTCAAATCTTGCAAATCGTTTTTGTTATACTGGTGTACCGACAACAAGTAGTGGTATAATTTACAATTTCCCTGTAGATAATCCTACAGGGTTATCAACAGTCTTAAATTTAGATATAATAGATCAAGATGGTAATATAGTACCTTCTGTGATTAATGTTTCTGCTACAACACCCTACACTACTGATCCTGACGCTATACATTTTCAACGTACCGATGTCAACGGGTTTGATACAGGCGGTTACGTATTTACAACAATTACACCTGCAGCTACCGCTACTGCTGAAAACGCTACTATAGTTGCGTATACTGTTCCGAACGAAAATCCTTATTTAGCTGAATGGGATTTTCCCTACGCGGGTGGTTACGGTCCAACACCAATAGCTTGGATTTCAAATGCTGAAAATAAAAACTTATATCAAATATTATCAATGCCTTATCCTGAAGGATGTACAACTATTGATATTTACAAGAGCAACGGAACGTTAATTGATACAACAATAACTATTACAGATACTCCTTGGGTAGATACACCAGGTAATACGTTTAACTACGGAATGTCTGGTTATTCGGGTATCTATAGTATATCGTTATTTCCGGGTGATCATACCGTTGTTGCTGCTGATGCTGAATTAGACAGATTATATCGTATAGACACAACCGGTACAATTTTATGCTCAGTTTCACTTTCAAGTATAACAGGTATTAATAATCTCACAGCAGGTTGTACCCCAGCTTATACAAGTATTGATAGATGCGGTAATACATGGATTACATTATTTGATACAGCATCTGTAATTAAGCTTGACTATCATTTCAATTTATCTGCTATTGCTGCTCCCTCAGGTATACCTATAAACTATACATTTGATGCCCCTTATAATAACTTTACCGGTGACGAATTATTAAGACCGTCTATTGTTGAAACAGATTCAAATAGTAACGCTTGGGTTACATACACTCACCCTGTTTGTAGTTTACTAGTACAATATAGTCCAACAGGGGATGTACTCAACCAAATTAATCTCGGTAATACAAGTACAACACTAGGTATAGCTATTAACAAAAAAAATCAGGTATGGGTAATGGACGAAATGCATGACACGGATTTCGGTGGTTGTTTTAGACTATACGGTGACCCTAATGTTTATTACAGTAAAGGTAGTGTTAAAGGATACGTTAATACAAAGTACACACTCTTAAGCACAGTAAGTAGCGGTCCGCCTCTAACACCTACTTGGTTTTCAAGACCTAATAATATGTGCCTTGACAAACACAATAATATTTGGTTTACACATGGTATACGAAATATAGGTTTTATTGATAGAGCAACAGCAGCTGTATCCTCCTGGTATATACCGCCTAAAGAAACATACCCCACAGTTTACAATAATGATTTAAAATTGAGTTACCTTGACGTTAGTAAGGCGTTTTTATCATTTAATAATATAGACTCTAGTAATAATATTTTCTATTATGATAATGCTGGTGATGATGATTTTACAAATAAAGAATTAAATCCTGATTTTGCAAAAGGTTATGATGAAGAATTAGGCGGTATAGCTGTTGACCCTTATAATCGTCTTTGGGTTATTGATTCGAAGATGAATAATGTATTTTTATTATCAGCTACACCATCTTTAGAAAAGTCAATTCGCCCTCGTTATTTTAAAATACAACCATGGACAAGTATCGGGTATCTTAATAACCTCGAAAACACTTTTACATACACCCAGACAGCCCCTCCTTACAAATCTGCTCAAGCTACTGGAGACTGGACAGGTAATAAATGGTTTCAGAAATATGCTAATTTTACAGATACAATAAGCGGTGCATCTAACAACTTTAACATCTATAACTTTAATAAATCGTTTGGTTTAAGAAGACTTAATGAAAGTTTTAGTACAGCAGATTATTATAAATCTCTTGCTTTACCGGATATTTTATCTCAAAATGACAAACTTTTTGATAGCTATTTAGGCGCTATGGTAGGTACTGCAGCCCCTAGCGGTTACGAAGATATAGGTCAAAAGACATACGAACGAATTGCGAATTTCGTACCCAATCACAGCGATGTTGATACATGTAATATAACACAATTAATGTCTCTAGCACGCTCAATGGATGTTTCAGCTATTAATTTTAGCAATGTATATCCTGCTGAAGTACAAAACATGATTGATATTGCTTCAATACCTCGTACAAAATTATGGGGTATATTAGATAGTACTCCTTTATCATCTGAAAGTATAAACGAAAGTATGAAATATCCGTTAGATGTTAATACTGCTTTTGTAACAGCGGGTCAAAGAATATACATACAAAGTATTTACGATTCTAGACCTGTTTTAAATGTAGTACCTGTTAATACATTCTTACCCGAAGAACATCAACAACACTACCCGTTAAACCTATACCCTTCCTTTGGTTTATTGCAAAATATATCAGACCCTACAAAATACCGTTTTTATGAGTATCATCCTGTCTATTACCCTAACCCGTTACTAACGCTTAATACATTATATCCTAATTTAACAGGTGCAGCGCTATATGCTAAATTATCTGATGTAAGCTTTAATGAACGTTTTATTGAAAGTGTTATAGATTGGAATAGTCCTTTTACAACTATTAATAGAACGCTATCTACAGCTGATGATTTATATGCTGATGGAGGTATTATAGAAAGTATGTTTAGTTACTATCTAACTAAGAATCTTATCATTAATTAATAATAGACAACCGTGGAAACTAGTAGTACCCAGCAGCTAAACCGTTACTCAGCCCCTACAAGTATAGCAGGGTATACTTCTGATTTAGCTAGTCCGTTATCGTATCAAGATTGGTATGCAGCGTATCGTAATTTAATACCAGGTCAAGAATACAGACAGTATAATGACTATCTAACTAATTGGTATAAAAATAAAACAACTGATCGTGTTACTACAGCTGATCAAATACGTCAAAATTATTTACTGTTACTAAAGCAATTACATCTTTTTATACCTAATCAAGAACTAGAAGAATGGTATAACCAGGTTAATATATATGATGAAAAAGAATTGCTGTTAGCAATTCCGTATTACGCAAAAAAATTACGCGATATTGCACTTTATTACTGTCAGTTAAGAGACAAACTCCAAAAAACAAAACTACAGTACAACCTTGTTGGTTCAAATATAGGCTTATATCAAAATATCATCACAGATATTTTAACAAACTACACACAAAGACCAAATAGCTCAATTACAGTACCTGCTTCAGTGTGGAATGCTATACCTCAGCTAAGTGCTATTAAAGATACAATATCTTTAACTATTGAAGATTTATATGATTTTCAAACTTATCTCGGACAAAGCCCGACAGTATCTGTAAGTAGTTACTTTAATCTGACTGATGAAGCAACTACTAACTATTTTGCTGATTTAGGTTTATCTTTAAGCTCTAGTGAATGGATTTATAGTGCAGGTAATCTTGACTTAAGCGCTGATCCAATATACATTGATACGTTAGGTCTGAATATAGCACAAGTACAAAATTTCATTACATCAAAATATTTAGGTGAAAATAAATATTCATCTTCTGTACCTCCAGTTTCTACGAATACCGATTATTATAGTTTATCGGTTTTAAAAGGTAATAATTTCTTCTACTGGCCAGGTAGCACATATTACGATCAAGCGTTAAACACGCCGTATTACAACCCGATACCTCTATCAAGCGCAGGACTACAAGACGCTACTGCAGGTAGTGATATTACGACAGCAGATACAATTTTTATAAAACATGCATTAGGTATTGAAGGTGCTTGGTATAAACGCACAGACTATACAACAGGTCAAGGTACAATGAATGCTGTGTTCAACTCTAACAGTCAAACCGTTTTTAGATATCCTTTTCCGGGTTACGGGCTGTCAGGAGAAGACGTCGAATGGACTGGTTATAGTACATCAACAACACAAGGTTATAACTATCTTGAAGAAGTATATAAAAACGCTGTACAGCGTGCGTATTGGAGTAATACAACTTTACTCTCTTATGTAAATCCGGTTAATATAAATGACACACAGCTTATTTACAATAACGGTAACGGTGCAGCGTATGCTAGTAAAGATTATAACGCAGCAGATAAAATAAAAGTACAAACAAAAGTACCGGCATACACGGATAATATTTTTTCAGGAGATGTACAAGAAGCATGGCTGTACAGTATGTATAATACTGATATACCTATTGCAGGTAATAATACAGTTAGTACTGTTTTATGGCCATATCAACGAATAGTACCTACAAGTACATTTCCTACAAATATACCTAGCGATATAACTAAATCATGCTCACCAGTTAGGTTATCAGATATTAATATACGTCATGCAACTGCTTCGAATGATATAAAAACAGCTGATAAAATTTTTAAATTAGCTAACTACACAAGCGATTCTACACAGGCTACTGAGTGTGCTTGGTTATCAGGTGCTCCTTTCGACACAGGAGATGTTACAGGTTGCTATCAACCAGGTTTAAATTGCTATTTTCAAGCAGGTTTTAATACACAGTTTATTTGGCAGGACACAACATATCCATCTGCTAATAAAGTTTTTCCATCTATAAATCATCAATCGAATTGTAGTTATATTACTTCAAACTTGACATATCTTAGCGGTAATGCATGTACTTGCAGATCAGTTTTATTTACACCGTTCGGTCATCCTGGAGATAATTTAACTGATAATAATCAGTTAGCTGATTTTATAGCGCTTGCAAACACCGATCAGCATAATAGTTTCGATTTAAACACATGGGTAGACGACGACGGTAATGACTATACAACCAGTCCAGATTTTACTTGGTTTAGAACAAACAATACAATAGGTTGGGGAGACGGATATTGGGTAAACCCGTACTTCGGTTTTAAGCCAAACAGAGTCTATGTCTATGGCCGTGCAAATGTTTTCAATGTCGATCCTAGTAAGATAACTTTACCTGCTTTAGTCACACGCTACCCATACAGTAATAATAAAACTGTTTGGTTAAAAGGTACTAAACAGCCTGACGGTACTTGGATTAATTCTAATTTACCGTCTGATATGATCATCAGAGCTGGAGATGTTCTACGATTTGAACGACCCGGTCTTTCTACATTTACAAAATATACTTATCATATCGTACCATCTCAAATAACTAACAATATTAACGGTACGTCATGGATGACATATGACTATGTCGATGCAAAGCAAACCGTATATGTATCTTACCCGTACGATAGTAATATTATTGTAAATCAGTTTATACAATGGACTGTTACAAATAACGAAACATCTGAAACAACAACATATAATAATGTCCCGAGCTTTTCATTTAGCCCTACCGTTACAGGGCATTATACAATAACATTACACGCCCTTACAGGTACGACTTATAATGCAAATGTTTCCGCTGTAACAACAACAACAAAAACTGTTAATAACGGTGTTACATCTTACAACACAACAACAGATATTGTAAATACAGTACCAAACGCACTGTTTACAAACATACCTGTATTGTCTGTTGTTTCACCATACACTAATACAACAACTCTCACGACGTATCTCGTACCAACACCAGGGTATGTTTTAAATGTACCTCTCAATGGTTGGAATTACAATACAAGTAACTACGATACTAATGGAAGCATAAATCAAGGTGCACGTCCTTTCTGGGCTATAGGTAACAACTCTAAAGATGCAAAAACCCAATATAAAGGTTTTATTAGTTACGGTACACCACAAAAATTCGTCGATGGCCATAACCTTATAACTCAGCCAGATATAAGCACAATAGTGCTCAGTGCAGGTAATTATATTAGGTATGAGAGAAATTATAATCAACCATTTACTTGGTCAGAGCCTTTACCGTTATCTTACTATGTAAACAGCAAAGCTTGGTGTACATTATTGTTTAATACAACTGCTATTCCGACATTATCGGGATTATCAAAAAATATTAATACAACATTAATAACAACACCGCTAACAACACCATCAACAATGTTGTTACGCAACCATATTAATAATCAACCCGTTGAGGTTTATTATAACTCTGTTAATAATTTTATATGGAATATTACTGCAGTACCTGAATTACTAATAAATGAGTATGCAACACCTGCTGTTAAAACCGAAATTACCGTAGCGAATCCTTGGACTAATTTAACCAATACCTTTTATCCTACTTTTGCAGTACTACCTTTTGTAGGTTCATTATCTAGTATTTCCCAATTCGGTGGCTTCTTTTGCCCTTCTAATCTAGGAGCGTCATATTACATAAACAAAGACTACACCGCTTCAATTGTAACATCATCTACAAGCTTAACAGGCCTGTTTAATAACCCTTATATCCATATTGGAGGCAGAGGGTTAACAATGCAGGACCAGATTTCACCGTACATTATAACAGAAGAAAATAACGCTTGGTTAAAGGAACCTGTAACATCAGGCTCTGCAGCAGGTAATATTAAAAAAAGTATTACTAAAAAATATCAAAAGTTTATACCGTATCAGTCTAGTAACGAAACAACATCATATTACGAATTAGGATTAATAACCCCTACAAGTAGAATGTCTCCCTGGGGAGGCGTAAACGACGCCGAGTGGACAGATTACTACAATAAACCTGTAAGCTTTACAGGTCAGGTAAACGTCGATAACTGGACAAATACACAAATTTTAAAAGAAACAAATAAGCAATTAGATTGCTGGGCATCAGATATTTTTGGCAACCAGTACGGTTTATATAAAAAACTAGATGGTGTTTACCCTAGTGACCGTAATAAAGTAACTGGTGATATTTGGATAAAGAAAAATTCACGTTTTGTTTCACCGGCCTATATTGCTTTATCAAGCACCTTTAAATCGTATGAAAGTACATTTTTATATAACTACCTCACAGGTGGTATAACAAAAATTGATATATTCTTTGATACGTTGTTAATACAAACACCAGGTGTTGTTTATCTCGAGAAACTACAATACGATTATAATAATGATATTATAACAAGTATTGCAGATAATTCTCGCCACATATCTCTCGCAACACCTATTACACCATCTATAACAAGAGAGTTAGCAACCGTACCAATTAATAACGAAAATAACTTTAAACAGCTCTACCCATTTAGGGGTAATGCAGGTGAGACTTGGTTCCTACCTCAGGAAAAAATCATCGTGTTGTCATTTAATGACGTTAAAGATTATATTATTGCACCTGAATTATATCAGTATAATATTAATACTATCTCCTTAACAAAAACATTTCCAACACTACAGCAGGATTTTGATATTCTTCAAAGCTTATCATTCTTACAGATTATTTCTGTTGATCCGCCTATTATTAGTCACAATTCTGTTGCTAGAGAGTATGTACTTGCGTTCTTAGGAACGAGCATTACACACGTAAAGTACTTGTTTGAGTTAAAAATTAGCGATACCTCAACACCTACAATAATTAACTTTAACGTCTATCAGCCTACATAAAACTATTTGTTTTATCAAAACTTCAAATTAAATATCTTAAGTGATTTACAATCAGCAAACATATAACAACGCTATCCCGGGAAGTTCTACAGGTCCTGTTCAGGATCAGGCCTATCCGTCAACATCTCTCCTAGGCGCGTTTATATCGAGACTCCCTTACGCATACCAGATCATTGATTCGATGATTCAGCGTAATCCTAAGTTTTATGACTTTAAGGGTGTAGCTCCTAAGAGAGAAGAGTTTATACAAGCACAGTCCGTCTTTTTACAAGACCCTGCAGGTGCAGGTATCGGTGATAGTTCTGCTCCAGGTAACATCTTAATTAACAAAGATTATCAGGCCTTTATCTATGCAAGTGTTGATAAAGACAAAACACGCCGCTTGCAAGATTATAGACGTATGGCTGCATACGCTGAACTTGCAGATTGTTTAGATGAAATTTGCGATGAATGTGTTGTAAAAGACGAAAATGATATTATTGTCAACTTCCAATTAAGAGGTGAATATACAAAAGAAGTTAAAGATTTAATCGAAAAAGAATTCCAAAAACACGTAGTTATCTATGATCTAGAAGACTCTGGTTGGGAGTATTTTAGACAGTTCTTAATTGACGGTGAACTGTTCTGGGAAAATATTATAGATAACGATAAACCTGAACTAGGTATAATTGGTTTAGTTAGCATACCATCTGAAATTATTAACCCTGTTTATTCTAACGTACAGAACGAACTTGTAAAGGGGTTCTTATTAAGAAAGACAGTCAAAGCACCCGCTTCATCAATTAATAAGAAAGACCAGGAAGAGCTTTTCTTTATGCAGAAAGCTCAGGTAACATATGTTCACTCTGGTATTTGGAATGAGTTTAAGACAATTCGTTTACCTTATATTGAGAACTCAAAACGTGCTTATCGTCAGTTATCATTACTTGAGGATTCTATTATTATCTATCGTTTAGTTAGAGCACCTGAACGTCTTAAGTTTAAAGTATATACAGGTACAATGCCTGCACCTAAAGCAGAAGCATACGTTAAGAGATTAATGCAGCAGTACTGGTCAAAGAAAAACTTTGACACATCTCACGGAGAAAAAGGCTCAATGACTAACGTTTACGATCCACAGTCGATGTTAGATTCATATTGGTTCCCTGTAGACGCCCAAGGAAAAGGTACAGATGTTGAAATGATGCAAGGTGGTGCTAATTTAGGTCAGTTAGATGATTTAAATTATTTCTTAAAGAAGCTTTATAACTCTCTAAAGATACCTGTAAGTAGATTCCTTGTAGCTGATTCACCATTTAAAGACGGTACTGAAATAACAAGAGATGAATTAAGATTTGCTAGATTCGTTATTCGTCTTCAGCGCCAGTTTGCCACTAGCATTAGAGATACATTTATAGCGCATCTCAAGTTAAAAGGTCTTTGGAAGCAATTTAAGTTACGTGAACGTTCAATGCATGTAGAGTTTAATATACCTACATCGTTCATGGCGATGAGAGAGCAACAGCTGCTTGATCTCAAGTTTGATAATTTCCTTAAGATTACAGGCAACGAGTCTATATCTAAGTCATATGCTCAAAAATATTATCTAGGTTTATCTGACGATTTAATGAAAGAAAATAGAGAGTGGCAGAAGAAAGATGCCGCACTCTTATGGGAATTAACACAAATACAAACTTCAGGACCTAACTTCAGAGAGCAATTAGCAGCTCAAGCCGGTCTCGGTACAGGGGAAGAAGGAGCTGGTGGTCTACCACCTCTAACCTCTGGAGGTGGTGGTGGCGGTGGAGGTTCCGCAATACCTGAATTTGGAGGATCGTCGCCATCTCCAGGCGGTGAAGAAGGTAGTGCTAACGTAGGTACAGCTAGTCCTCCTCCTCCAGGCGCAGGAGCACCATCTGAGACTCCAGGTTTAGCACCTACACAAGGTTCTTCTCCAGCAGTAGGTTCTCCAGGAGCAGCATAATTTAGCTTAAATAAGCTATATGGCTTTATATAATATACCTACACACCGTCGAGGTGATACATGGGATGGTATATCTTCTATCTCTATCAGTAGAAACGATTTACCTTTTAATCTTGCTGATAAAACAGCAAAAATGCAATTAAGAGAAGATATTGACTCTCCTGTTGTATTAGAACTCTCGATTGAGAATGGTAAAATATTATACAACGATAATAATAATTCCTTACAAATACCACCACAAATTATAAACATACTACCTGGTACATACAAATATGATTTACAAGTAACCTCTTTTGACGGTACGTTTAATAAAACATATATTGAAGGTAGTTGGACAATTATAGCTGATATTACTGAATAATGAGCGACTCAATTACAGTTGTAACAAGCGCAGTTAATGAAACTGTCACAATCGCAACAAGTGCAATTAATGAAACAATCACACTAACAGTAAGCACTGATAACGTTAATATTACAATTAATGAAGCAGGTACCCCTACTCTTTGGGGTAATATTATTGGTAACATAAACTTACAAACCGATTTAAAAAACGCTCTAACAGCTAAAGCGCAACAAACTGATTTATTATCTGTCTCATCTACTACAAACAGACATAATACATTATTAAATAGCAATTCAGGTAATTGGAATAGTGCTTACACTAATTTATTAACAAACAGCGCCGCTTACCTATCATCAGTCGATCTTAGTTTTTTAAGTGTTAGTGGTAATTGGAATAGTGCTTATTCAACTGTTCGGTCTAATTCTGCTACAGCGTGGAACTATCAAGGTACAGATTTAAAATCTTTAACTTCAGGATGGGTTGGTGGTCATACAGCTTATACAAACCTAGTAACTAATAGTGCTGCTTACTTATCTTCAGTAGATCTTAGCTTTTTAAGTGTTAGTGGTAATTGGAATACTGCTTATAGTAATTTAATTAGTAATTCAGCAGCGTTCGTATCAAGCGAATTTCTTATCATCACACCAGCTCTTGTATAGTTTGTATCGTTTAGATAAAGTGAATTTAATTTTGCTATAACTGTACAATCTCCTTTTATAGGAAGATAGAAGAAACTAAAGTTTTGAGTTTGCCAAATATTTGTACCACCAGCTGATAGAGTCCAAGTTTGGGAAGTGTTATTGTATGTAGCAACACCAGCTGGTGCAGATCCACCAATATTTGCAACTGATAAACTTTTTGTAACAGATGATGTAGACGGATAAGGAACAGGTTTTCGAGTTTTAGCTGTTCTACCATCATTAGCTGACAACCTGTACATAAAGCTTGATCGTCCTTCAGGTCGTGTATCTCTATAAAGGCTTGTCCAAGGTGCAGGTAATCCTTTTCTTGTAACATAGTGACTATAAACCATGTTTAACATATCAGGAGGTTGGGGAGAACTATTTGGTGCACCTCCCCAACCAGAATAATACCCCATCTGTTGACCGTAACCAGAAAAGGGCCAGATTGTATTTTGCCCGTAATTGTATCTACTAAACATTTCACATGTTGCAAGAATTCTATTATCAAGTTCAGAATAAACATCAACCCCTTGAGTATATAAAACTTCAGCAATCCATGCCATCAATAGTACGTGATCATAGTGGTGACCTTGATCTCTTCCTGCTTCGCCATCAAAACCAACTGACGAGTTCTCACCTATCCCGGCATTAAGATCCATTCTAAATTGCTGAACGCATTGATCAAATTTATTTCTATCATTACAAAAGATTGCTATGCCTAATGCAGCTGCAAGACAAGCTAAACCTTGATTACCGCCACGAAGCGGGCTTGTTGAATCAATTATACCATTACCTCCTTTACCCCAAAATACAGTAAGAAAATAATTCTCCACGATTTTAGAATCCGCATCAGTCCATCCAGGCCATGTATATCTAAGAATTTCAGCTCCTCCAAATATATTCCATGATGTAAAACCAATTGCAAGATATGGTTCAGCACCGCCCATAGAAGTATTAGTAGTCGCCCATCTTATAAGAGCGTCTCGAGCGGCTTGAGCCCATGTATCATTACCTGTAAAGTACCACTGTAAAGCATACAAGTAAATAGCTAACATTTCAGAATAAAACTGATTCAAATACGAATCAGGGTTTCTACTCCATGTAGTAGGTACTGTTTTAAATAGATAAGTTGGTGAAGCTTCATACGTAGCTGTTAATGCAGCATACCCGGTTCTCCAAGGTTCGGCTGTTAAATTAACTTTAAGCGTATTAAGCTGTTGTATGGTATGAGGAATACCTGGATGAACAAATGAAAAATTAGAAGGCTGGGTAACAGGAGTCTGTGCTAATACGATACCGTTTTTACCTGTTAAAACGCTTGACATGTATAATATTTATCAGTGTACTGTATTAAATAATACGTAATGAGCACACTCCCTAGAAACGTAAGAGGTTCAACAAGCCTTAATAGTACTATTGATAGTTATGATGCTTTAGCTCAGCGCATTCGTAGACAGTTAGGTGAACCACTCATCAATGTTGAAATAGCTAACGAACAAATTTATGACAACATTAATACTGCTATAGAAATTTTTACAAAGTGGGCAGGATTCTCAGAAGAATATCTTGTATTTCAATCTAGTTTATATAAACCTAATTACGGTTTAGATGTATCTTTACTAGTTAACCAAACACCAGAACTTAATACAACTAACTCAGCAGGTCTATCAGCTGATTTTGATTATGATTTAAATGATTACAGAAGAGTAATAGATTGCTTTGAATTTAATTACGGTGAGTCAACCGGTATTAATACACTCTTTACACTTGAACAGTCAATGGCTCAGCAAATTTACTCATCGTATATGATCGGTAATTTTGGTTTCGATTTAACATCCTGGGAAGTATTAAAAGAGTTTATTAAAGTTAGAGATGTTGTTCTTGCAATGAGACCTCGTTTTAGATTTGATCCTAAGACTCAAGTCTTAAAGATTATACCTGAACCAATTCCTGAAAATCAATACGTAGGTGTTGTAGGTTGTTACATTGAAAGACCTATTAGAGAGCTAATCGACGAACGTTGGATTTACAAATATACACTTGCGTTATGTAAGATAACCGTAGCAAATGTTCGTGGTAAATATTCAGGTACTTCTCTCTTTGGAGGTGGTAATGTTAACTATTCTGATTTAATGGGACAGGGTATAAAAGAAAGAGATGATCTTGAAGTAGAACTTGAAACAAGTTATATTGATGCACAGCCTCCTATGTTCTTTAGAGGTTAATGAACCCCGCGGGTATAACTAAGTCTAGAAAGTTTAAACAGGGGCTCTTCACACCTACAAACCCTGACAAGTATAAAGGTACTCATCCTATCATCTATCGTTCATCGTACGAGTTAAAATTATTTCGTTGGTGTGATCATAACCCGAGTGTAGTTACATGGGGTTCAGAATCGATTATAATACCGTATCAAAACCCTTTAACAGGTAACCTTAGTAGATATTTTGTCGATAATAATATTACTATAAAAAACAAAGAAGGTAAACTACAAAAATTTTTAATAGAGGTGAAACCGTCTATACAAACAAGACCGCCTGTAGCAAAAAGACATACAAAAGGTTTGCTACGAAAGCAGGCAGAGTATATTAAGAATCAGGCAAAATGGAAAGCAGCTAATGAGTGGGCTAAAAAGCACAACTACACATTCACTATACTAACCGAAAAAGAACTCGGTATATAGTTACTTACTTTTAATTTTACCTATACCTACAAAACCTTTATTGTTAGGTTCTTCTGTTTTAGGTTCTTTTAACATACCACCAGTTAATGCTATATTAAGTGCTAAAACTAAACTAACCGATAACGGATCAAATACCGATACAAGTATTAAGATAAAAATCTTAACAACGCTATCAAGAGGTGCATTAAAAGATTTAGCAATAAACTTAAATGTACCGATATCATTAGCTTTACCAGAATCAGTTTTAATGGTTATAAGTTCATTATCTTTTTCAAACTTAGTTGTTTGAAGTGTTTGTAGGCGTTCAGTAAGTGTTTTTATTTCACTGCTTGATTGTTTAATATCCTCATAAACAATTCTAGCATTACGGGATGTCATACTAGGTAGTCTTGCTTCTTGTGCTTTACGAGCTTCATTAAGGGTATTAATACGTCCTTGTATTTGTTGTATCTCGCTATCAACAGATGCTTTTTGAGATTCAATTAAAGTAATTTTATTATCCCCTAACGTGCTTAATGAAGCATTCTTTTCGTATGCTGCAGACAAGTAACCGAAAATACCTGCAGATGTAATTACCATAAGAACGGCAACAGCTATTAATAGATATGTTCTTAATAATACATTTGTTTTATTCCAATAACGATAAAGAAAAGATGTTGCTATTAGTTTACCAAATTCAAGAGCACCAGCCATTACCATTACTTGATAGTAACTACCAGAAAAGAGAGTAGCTATACCTAATACTGAAAACAGCGCAGCAGTACCTGCAACCAGTAAAGATGATAGTGATAATAAAAATATAAACATAACATAAGTATTTATTAATCTACAGGTGAAATTGTGACTAACCGGTATAAATAATGTTATCAATCTATGGGACTTAAATTCTTAGTAGAAGACTATCACGAAGGCCTCGACTTTTTAGTTGAGGAGCAGAAGCGCGGCGCCGATCGTAATGTTTACATTACAGGCCCTTTCATGATGGCTGAACAAAAAAATCAAAACGGTCGTATCTACAAACTTGACGAAATGGTTAAGGAAGTAGAACGTTACACAAAGGACATGGTTGTAACAAACCGTGCTATCGGTGAGATGAATCACCCTCAGTCAACAGAAGTTAATCCAATTAACGCCTGTCATATTGTTACTGAATTAAAACAAAACGGTAACTACTTCGTAGGTAAGTCTAAAGTATTAGATACACCCATGGGTAAACTTCTCAAGTCTCTCATCACCGATGGTGTAAGAATGGGTATCTCTTCTCGTGCTCTTGGTAACGTTACAGAGTCATCTGATGCTAAGCACGTATCTAATTTCCATCTTATCTGTCTTGACGTTGTTCATCAACCTTCTGTTCAGAATGCAATGCTTGAATCCGTCATGGAGTCAAAAGAATGGATGATCGGTAACGACGGTAGAATTGTTGAGTACATTAAGAATGCATACAATAAATTAGAAAAGAGTTTATCACATTTACCTAAGCACGAAACAGATGCTTTCTTAAAAGAGTCATTACTCAACTTTATTAATCTAATAAAAAGAGCTTAATTTATGTCAAACGAAAAACAAGCAATCCAAACATTTATTAACAGTTTAGTTAGTAAAGATTACTCCCAGGCTCGTACTAACTTAGAAAGTGCAGTAGCTGAAAAATTAAAATCAAGAATTCGTTCAAGTATTAGTAACGAACAGGTGAAAAAGTAACCAATTAGATTAAATAAATATACAACACTTATGAACTTTAAGGAAATTCTAAAAGATCAATTTAAAGATCTTATTACCGAAGAAACACTCTCAGCCGTTCACGAAGCTTTCGAAACAGCTGTTAAAGAAAAAGCCAATCTTCAAACCGAAGCAGCCATCGCTAAAATTGACGATGATCATGCTGAGAAACTTAAAGCCTTAGTTGAAGCTATTGATGAGGATCACACCGCCAAGCTCCAGAAGCTCGTCGAGACAATTGATTTTGATCACTCCAATAAGCTTCAAAAAGTACTTGCTAAAATTGACGAAAACCACACAGGCATGCTTCAGCAGATCATCGAGTCTTATGAAGCCAAGCTTGCCGATGCTAAGGTTGAATTATCTGAAAGTGCTGAAGCTTTCAGTAACCGTATCGTTGATGAGGTTTCCAATTACCTAGATCTTTACCTTGATAAGACAGTACCTGTCGATCAAGTCAATGAAGCTGTTGAAAACATCAAGGCTCGTAAGACTCTTGACGCCATTCGTCAGCTTGTTGCAGTTAATGAAGAGTACATTGATAATGAAATCAAAGAAGCTCTTCTTGACGGCAAGAGAACAATCGATTCCTTAAAGAAGGAGTTAAACGAAGCAATAGAAGCTAACACCGATCTTAACCACAAGTTAAGCCGTACAGAAGCTTCCTTATTGCTTGAAAGCAAGACAAAGGATTTACCTGGGTCTGCTAAAGCTTATGTAACTAAGCTTCTCAAGGGTAAGACCCCTGAGTATATTAATGAGAACTATCAGTACGTAGTTGAGATGTTCGAGAAAGAAGTTTCCGAACTGGAAGAAACCGCCAAAGAAGGTCTGACCGCTCGCATTGTTGAATCAATCGACCGTCCAGAAACCGAGGTTCTTTCAGAAGAAATTTCTGCTCCAAGACCTGTATCAAGTACAGGAGTAGGCGGATATCTGAATGAGATGAAAAAGATTGACGGATCTAGTATCCGTTTCAATCACTAAAATTTTTCATACTCAACAAGGTCGAAAATCTTTTAACAAAAAGGAAAATTTATAACTATGGAACTTCTGCATATCGATAAATCCAAGGCTACATCTTTAGTTGAAAAGTGGGCTCCAGTTCTGGACTACTCTTCTGACAAGGTAGCTGCTATCGAAAATGATAACACACGTCTCAATACCGCCATCCTTCTGGAAAACCAGGAGAAGTGGTGCTTTGAGTCTTCCAACACTGCTAGTGGTGGTGTCTTTGGTGGTAATGCCTATCAGGTTAACCCTGGTACCATTCCTAACAGCGACACATACGCAAACGGTGATGCTCGTCTTCCTAAGGTTCTGATCCCCATGATCCGCCGTACATTCCCCGAACTCATCACAAATGAGATCGTTGGTGTACAGCCCATGACAGGACCCGTTGGTCTGGCATTCGCCATGCGTTACCGCTACGAGGCATCTTCCCTCGGTAATAGCACATACGGTGATGGCCGTAATGATCTCACCCTCGGTGGGGCTCAGGCAACATCAATGTATGGACCTGCTAGTGCTAGCAAGGGTAAGGAAATCGGTTACAACTATCTGAATACCGCCTTCACAGGCGTTACCAGTGGTAACTTAACCGGTAACGATGATTGGGCCATTCTGCCTGAAGACGCCGGCGTAGCCGCGATCCTCAGCCAGTTTGAACTCAGCTCCAACATCCCTCAGGTAACAGTATCATTTGAGAAGACCGCTGTCGAGGCCGGCACACGCCGTCTCGCCGCTAAGTGGTCTGTCGAATTAGAGCAGGATCTTAAGAATATGAATGGTATCGACATCGATGCCGAGCTCACAAACGCCATGTCCTACGAAATTCAGGCTGAAATTGACCGTGAAATGATTTCACGTATGATTCAGACCTGCTTAACCGCAGGCGCCGGTGTTGGTTACAGCACATGGTCAGCAATTTCTGCTGACGGTCGCTGGTCCGGTGAGCGCGCTCGTGACTTCTACAACAGAATTGTTGTTGAGGCCAATCGTGTCGCTATCCGCAACCGCCGTGGTGCAGCCAATTTCATTATTGCTACACCTCGTATTTGCGCTATTCTTGAGTCACTGCCCACATTCACATGGCAGCCCGTTACTGGCTCAGTAAATACCACACCCGTTGGTATTGCTAAAGTTGGTGCCGTTGGTGGTCGTTTCCAGATCTATCGTGATACTCGTACAGAGGCACAAGTCAACGCTGGGTACAATCCCGCAGGCGCTGGCTACAGTGCTGGTGGTAACAAGCGTCCCGTCGGACAGGTCGATTACGCCCTGCTCGGCTATAAGGGCCCTGAGTATTATGATACCGGTATCGTATACTGCCCTTACATCCCTGTAATGGTTCAGCGTACAATCGGTCCGAATGACTTCAGTCCTCGTGTTGGTCTCTTAACCCGTTACGGTGTTGTTGACCACATTTTCGGTGCTAACCTTTACTATCACTTAGTAATCTGCACCGGTCTGGGCCAGTCCTTCACACCTGGATCCGCCGCTGTCTATCTCTAATACTGAGATCGCAAACAATCAAAAGAGACCCCATTCGAAAGAATGGGGTTTTCTTTTTGTATTAAACACTAAAAATACTACTGAGTAGAATAAATATATGTACATATGGCAATTGTATATCAATACGAAGACGCAGTAGGTAGCCCTGCAACAAACGGTGTTAACTTACTTTCCGCAACTAACGCAACAAGAGTTCTCTTCAATGACTCTGGTACACTTAACAATGTTGCTTTAACATCAACATTCGTTAATACAGCTGGTGCAACTCTCTCCTCTGGAGCTGGTAAACTTGTTTATGATACTGCTTACGCAGGCGACGTTGTATATTTTATTTTAAATGACCGTACATCCTTTGCTGGTACATTACCTGGTACCAGTAGTACAATTACATTAACTGCTAACGGGTTTAATGCATGGGGTCCTACAGAGCGTAGACTTCGCCACTTAGAGCAGTTCTAAAATATACTAATAAATTAATACTGATTAGAGCCAACCTCAAAAGTTGGCTCTTTTCTTTTTTATGTATAAATAACTTACAATGATTGATTGTAATTTTGTTAACACCTTTGATATTAGAACATGTTTAGGTGATTCTCTAACAACACTTAACAATAATTTTTCAGCATTGGATGCTGGTATTGCACTAGCTCAAGATATGTTTAATAAACTTCAAAGAGATTTTGGAGCATTTACACCCGGTTTAGTAAGTATCGATAAAAGTATATTATATTATGCGCGTTTTACAGAAGCTTACGACCCATTTGATAATTCAAAGTTAGGTTTAACAGGAGGTGCAACAAACAACCGCATTTTAAATCATGTTGATTATAACTGCGATACAGACGGTAATCAAATACTTACAGGTGACGCTTCACAAGGATATTATAAGCTTAATACAACTACAGGTGTTATAACAGTGCCTCCAGGTATTTATGATATCGATGCAGAAGCTTCTGCAATGAGAACAGAATCCCATTGTGCAAATCTTGTTTATAACCGTGTACAAAATTCACCTGATGATGTTATATTACAAGGTTCATCAGAATATACTGAGCAAGGTGTATTACCAAGGCACACAGGAGAATGGGCACCTATTTGGTGTAAAATGAGAGGTAGAGTAAAATTTACAGATTACACTGATATGCATATAGTACATTATATTAATGCAGGTGTTAATCTAGCTGCAAAAGGTAGATGTTTTACAGCAGGTACATCATATACAAGAGATAATATTAATAACTCTCTACCAGGATTTACAGATGATATACCGTTAATGTATTATGCTTTTTTCAACATACAAAAAATTAAAGACGTATGAGTGTTACTAATATTAACCCGCAACAGTATATAGGGGATACGCTACCGATTATTAATGGTAATTTTAATAATCTTTATAGTAGTCTTCAATTTCTCGAAACAGCTGCTGCTGCATTAAGTGCTGCATTCAGTACCCGTATAGTCGGTATTACAAGCATTGATAACTGCGGTCCTTATGGAGCTTTTTTTACAGAGACATACCCGGCTACTATTTCCCAAAGTAGTCTCGCGATTGATACTTTATATGGTACTAATCCTATTATAAGAAATCTTAATACTGTAAATTACAATGTAGATATAAACGGTCAAGCAACTACAAATAATAATACTTCATATTACAAACTTAATAACAGTAAAATCTTTATACCTAAAGGTATTTACGATATTAATGCAGGATGTTCAGGGTATTATTGTTTTGCTCATACTGCAAATATAATGTATACAACTGCATCTATCACAACACCTTTACCACTTTTATATGGTTCATCTGAGTATTCTTCAACAGGTGATTCATTCGGTTCATCCAATAATGTTAAAATAAGAGGTAGAGTTGTATTTAACCAAGACACAACTGTATTTATTAAGCATTATTTTGCGCAAAAAGGATATGTAGGTGTTTCACCTAACACAACACCTCCAACTAATTTTGATAAATTTTATCTCGCGTATTTAGGTATACAAAAAATTAAGAGTATATAATATGACAACTATACAAACTATTTCAGCTACTGAATATATAGGAGATTCTTATTCAAAAATTTTTAATAATTTTGGAAACATAAGCGGAGAATTATGTAATATATTAACGTTTTTAGATACATTAAGTAGTGCGTTTGGTTCACGCGCTATTGGTATTACTAGTCTTGATCATAGTGTATACTTTTCAGCAAGATTTGTTGAAAATCGATCTGCGTTAGCTAGTGATTATGGTATATCGTTTGCTAACATATACCCACCTACAGGATCAAACCCTCTTAGACCTACCACGAATCTTATATATAGACAGCTTAATGCTGCCGATTATAATTGTAAAGCAGACGGTACTCTCACAACAGGTAATAACGGTTTTTATACACTCGACCCGTCCACGGGTATTGTAACTGTACCAGCAGGTATCTATAGAGTAGATAGTGAAGTATCAGCATACTATACAGATACTCATATTTCTAATTTAGTTAATGCAGTAACCGATGATGTATTATTATATGGTACCGCTGAGTATTCTGACACAGCTTATTATCCTACTACAACGACGTATTCAAAAATGCATGGTAGGTTAGTGTTTCCGACAGAAACGAAAATACGTATTAAACAATACATAAAAACTGTTGTTAATAATAAAGATGCGAGTCTTTACACCGGGTTAGGTTATACATTCTCCCATGCTTCAGCAAACGGTATGAGTAGCGTTTTAACTAAGACAACCCCTAATTTATATTTTGCTTTTATTAATATACAAAAAATACAGGACTACACTCCACCCTCCTAATAAATAATAAACAATATGTCAACGCTTTGTAATTTAACAACTGCCATTTCAGGTAATCAATGTATAGGTGATACATTACCGGTTATTAATGCTAACTTTAATAATTTAGACGTAGCTGTTTGTAATTTATCGACACACCCTTTTACGTTACAGGTTATTGATTCACCTACAATTAATTTAACATTATCACAAACTGCAAATGTAGCTAAATTATCTGCTGATTATATTGGAGGTGATATAAGTAATTTATACTCTTTAGTACGAAAATTAACAAGCGATATGCAAAACATTGGAAATTATCCTTATCTTGAGTACGGCTGGGTTACTGCACTGAACGCAGCACCTCAAAACATCCGTAACACAGTAACCACTCTAAGCTGTACAACAAAAATTGTTGATACGCAAGGTATAGGATATGACCCCGTTAATAGCACAATAACTGTTGATCCAGGTACTTATTCTTATGAAGCAGGTGCGGAGACCGGATCATTACACAACTACGATGCAAAATTATTACTTTATAATGGTAGTACGTTGATAGGTAATCAAGACGGTACTGTAGCCGGTTCAACTTTTAATTCAGGAACCTGTTCAATGAAGGGCGTAGTAACATTCAATACTCAGGCGTCATTGACTTTGAGAATGGTAGGTCAAGATTTTGCAGACCCCGCAGGATATGTCTTTATTAAATCTGGTGATCAGTACGGCAACCAAATAAACAATAGCACAACCACACTCGATAAGCGTGTTTGGATAAAACTCTGGAAAGTAGGTTAATATGGCTAATTATAGTCAAAGAAAGTACAGAACTGTTCATGTACAAACAGCCAGTAAAAAGAAAACTTTCCTACAGAAAGTAACAGCTTATATAAAGCGTTTTATTTAAGGTATCCAAAGCCTTTCTGGTACCATTGAAAGGTATTATCAATCCAAGTACAAACTGGTTCTCCCAGGATCTCCCTTGAATCATCCTTAAGTGCTTTTACCTCTCTGCGTATTGTGTGAAGAGTATCTGTTAAACCATAAACAGAGTCATCTTCCTTAATAGACTGCTCGACGTTTTTAAAGTCGTGTTCGAAATTAGGTAGATCAAGATAACTATAAATTCGTTCCATTTGCTCGGAAGGATTAGAAGAAAGATCTTCTGCTCGTACATAAAGTATATTCTTATTAATACCTTCGTGTACGCATTGCTGTAAACGTTCTAATGCTAAACCAACAGGTGGGGAGGCAAACCAAGCATCTACTCTCTTTGCTGTAGATGTACCTTTCATATCTCTATGATTTTGTATCTCCTGATGATGTTCTTGATTTGCTCTATAGAGCTTTTCCATAGAAGCAATTATACCTTTAAGGTCTCTTACCATACAGATCATTTTAGGCTGATAGGGCATAAAAGCATTAAACCAAGAATAATGAATTGAAGCGCCTCTCGTCTTAATACAAAGATTAGGTTTATCGGTATAAGCATCAGCATATCCTTGAAGACCACCCCAACAGAACCCACGCCAGGTATTCAAAGCTAGATCTTTATCCATAGCTTTAACCTCTGGTGTACTCGTATAATTCATCCTAGCACCATAAAGATATTCAAGTACAGGGTCGGTTTGTGTAGCTTGAATCTCCGGATGCTGATTAAAAATGCACTGAAGAAGGGTAGAACAACTTCTAGGCATTGATGAATTAAAGAATATATTTTTCATTAGTTTAAAAGCAGACCATTATTATCTACTAACTTTGTACCAGGTTCAAGCAAAGAATTAGCTAATTCTTTAATATCAAAAATACTATTTACATCAGTATAAGGACATTCATGGAATCGACTACCTACCCAGTCATACTCTTCTAAATACGATTCAACGTAATGCTTAAACTCAGTACTACCTTTTGCAATTATATTATTATGCAACTTATAACCAAACACAGTTGGCGAATTAGCAATCCATCCTACGGTAGCAGGCTTATTAAGAGCAGCACAAGCATGCTGCATAAGTGAATCAATACCTAAAAACTTATCAGATAATGCAATAACACTAATAATGTCTCGAAGATTACCTGTTAATTGTTCCGTACCATCGATTACAATCTGATTATCTCGTCTTATTTGATATACCTTACTAAATTGTGATTTAACAAGATTTACGGTTTCTTGAGCTACCTGAGGTGGTAGGTCTCTAGCCCATGAATAGGGGTATCCTTGACCATCTGCACCACCTGAGGACTGAACAACAAGTATAGGTCCTTGCTTTTTAACCAGAGCGTTTGCAGCCATTAATTCCCTGTTACTTAGATAAATTCTAGGCTGTACGCTATCACAGGGAATATCATAAAGATCACACCAAACCTCTGCAAGATGCTTTCTCTTTAGAAGAAGATCTTCAGAATGATAAGGCTCAAGACGCATTATTTTAGTCTTTTTATCCTTAATGTAATCCTCGTAAAAATATAGCAAAGTACCAAACTTATAAACCCTATGTACGTCTGGATTATGTATCCATACTTCAGGCCATGCTGTAACAATAATTAACTTACTTACAAAATGTTGTTTTTTAATTGCATGCGCAACAGCAGTTGCAGCAACGTTTTTACCCATACCTCCATCAATATGTAGTATAATATATTCATATTCGTTCACGTATTAATTTTATATTAGAACAGTATATATTCAACTTTAATTTTTAAAATTAACGGTTAAATATTTATTAACCAATGTCTGTACAAAAACTAACTGGAGATGCTGCTAGAGCGCAGTTTGATCAACTTGCTGCTCGGAACGCTGCTTCAAGTGCTGGAGCAAACCAATTTCTTGGCAATAGCAGCGCACCATCAAGTACAGGAGCGAACCAATTTCTTGGCAATAGTAGCGCTCCTTCGAGTGCTGGAGCAGATCAGTTCTTAGGAGAAAGTAGTACACCATCATCTGCTAGCGGTAAAGGTACTACTTACTTAAACGGGCCTGATACTTGGTTAACCGGTATACTAGACCCTGCTAAAAAGGATAAAGTTATACCTCATTTAGGTCTTTTTGATAATGCATTTAACATGCTAAATCAAGCACAAGCAACAAATTCCGGTATGGAAGCTGCGTTGATGCAATCAAATGCAATGTTAAACGGTGCTGGTATTCAAGCCGCACCTGGTGCTTTAACCCAGGATGTACACGCTATTGTACGTAATCAATACGCTAATCTATTTGTTAATACCGCTAATAATTCTATAAATTGTGCAGTAGGTAGTATTGCTAACGGGTTAGCTGGTGCTGAAGCAGGTATTGCATCATCACTTGGTCAAGCAGTACAGATAATGCATGACAAGTTTAAACCTGTTAATAAGTTTATCGGTTCAACTTTATACGGTTTAACTGGTATGCTAAGAGATCCTTTAGGTGCCCATGGTATTATACCTACAATAGGCGGGGTTATTAACAAGGTAAATCCAAAATTTGCTCAATCCCATGAAGCTTCTTTTCTAGCTATTAAGATGGAGGAGATATCCCATCTACCAGGTAATATATACGGTAGTATTCAACACTTACAAAGCGCTATGGCAGGAGGTAAGTTATTCGGACCTGTACAGTTTATTAAGGACATGTATCTAGGTGCTATGAATATTATCAAAAGCATCGGTAAATTTATTAATGATTTATTTTACATGTTACAAAAATTTGTATTCATGATTATAAATGAATTGATACCTCTTAATATGGTATTAGGCTTTTTACAAGCTGTTACCCAGATCGCAGGTAGTGTAGGTTCTATAGCAAGCGCATTTGGAGGTTTAAACCAAATAACACAATTTACAAGCCAATTAACAAATGTTACAGGACAGCTAGGGTCTATTATTTCCAACCCTGCTGCATTAGCTGCTCGTTTCCTACCACCGCAAGTTCAACAAGGAATGGCGTTTTTAAATAATCCTGAAGCTTTGGTAAGCGCATTACCACCGCCGTTTAGTACGATACTATGTATTCTTAATAAGATATCCGGATACGGTTATAACTACAATATGGGGTATGGTCTCACTACTGCTTTAGACCAAATTAAAGGTGGTGTACTTGCAGGCATAATAGGCGCTTTTAGTAGTCAATTTCAAATTTTAAATTCTATTTTTAAACCTACTGCTCCTCCTGTTCCACCGGCTTTTAGCTACAAATACAATAACGTATCTGCCCCTGGTCGTCCTAATTATAACACAGATAGAAGTGGACAGGTTGTTAAGGATCCCTGTCTCGGTGCACCTAAAGCACCTTACTCACTTGATCCTGCTACATCTACAGCAAATGCTCCGAGTAATGCAGCTGATGCTCAAAAAACATACGGAGATGCTTCCGCAGCTGCAACTGCTGCAGCAGACAAACCTTTCAATCTAGATTACAGCAATGTAACAAGCCCGATTGAAGCTGCAACATTATCACCTGTTGAGTTAGCTATGGCTGATAACGGTCAAGAAACATTCAACAATCAAGAAAGAATTTATAATAATATGTCTGATGCTGCATTCAATATGACAGATCTTGCTTCTCCCGGTAGTATGGATGTAGCTCAACCCGAACCCACATCTGCTGCTAATGATTTAGCGGGTGAAGAATCACCTATAACATATGCTGACACTGAAGAATCGTTAGGTACAGGAGCAAGTGCAACAAGTTCAGGCATTTACAATGATGATAATGCTGATACTACCCCTACACCGAGTACACAATCCGCAGATCAATTTTTAGGTAATGAGAGCGCTCCTTCGAGTGCAGGAGCAGATCAGTTCCTCGGTAACAGTAGTGCACCGTCAAGTGCAGGAGCAGATCAGTTCTTAGGAAATAGTAGTACACCTTCTAGTGCGGCAGCAGAACAATTCTTAGGTAACAGTAATAGTACACCAACACCAACAAATCCTGCTACAGATGAGTTCTTAGGTAATAGTACTGCATCGTCAAATGCAGCAGCTGATCAGTTCTTAGGTAATAGTAGCGCACAAGCCCCTCAACCAGCAGGTAGCGCTAGCCAAGAACCTGCAACATTCGATAAAGCAACCGCTGCTCAGTACCAACAAAAAATGAATGCACGTAAACAATTCCTTGGAGAATAATTGATAACAAAATTAAGTAACTAACATGATGAAAGAATATTACGGTAATTATTTGGGAGTTTGTGTTTATAACAAAGACCCTGAATTTAGAGGTCGTGTTAAGGTATTCATTCCTCATATCATGCCTGCTCTATATGAAAAATGGAATCAAGCAGGTACTGATATTAATATAAAATCATTAGGTGCAAATTTAAACGGAGCATTAGATGACAATGTTTTAAAAACATTACAGAAAATTCTTCCCTGGTGCGAAGCAGCTTCACCGATTATTGGTTCATGTACTGCAGGGCACAGAGATTCCAGTACAGGTAATTGGCTACAAAGTGCAAAAGATGTACTAGGTAGAGCAGTAGCAGGTGCAACAAATCTTGCTTCTGGTGCTCTTGCAGCAGGTAAATCATTACTAGATTCTTCGTCAGCTTCTTCGTTAGGTCAAAAAATTATAGCTGCAACCAACTACCCAAAGCATTATAACCCTAAAACAGGTACAACAGGTGCTAGTACGTATTGTGCAGCTATTAGTACAAACGCTCTTAATAAGACATTCGGTGTTAATATTGCACCAACAGCATCTGCTAAAGATTTTGGTCCAAATTTAGTCAAAGCAGGTTTTCAGCCTGTAGCATATGATCCTAATGCAACATATCCTCCTGGTGCTGTAAAGGTTTCTAATGGCGGTGAAAACGGCCATATGGAATTATCAGATGGTACCGGTAAATGGGTTTGGAGTGAAGCAGGGCCAGGTAATGCGTATAACGGTAATGCTTCAAACATTCAGGTATACCTACCTTCACAGGAAATGTATCAACGAGCTGAACCTGGTGCTCAAATTGATCCTACAGCTGTTACGAATAACTCAACTGCAACAGATCAAGCCCCTACAACAGCTAATGCTACAACTGCTGCTCCAGATGGTAGTGCCCAAGGGCTAAGACCTGCTGCAATGCCTTTTAAAAACCCTGAGGGTGCACCTGCTTTACAAGGTCAAGAAGGACAAGACGCTAAACCAGATACAAAAGGTGTTACACCTCAATTTCCTAATTCATCTCTTGAACCTTGTAGCGGTACAACCTACGGAGGACCAGAAACCGATCTTACCACTCTTCTTGATATTAAACCGTCTCAGCGACCTCCTGAAATTTTAGCAAAATATTCACCTGAATTTATTGCAAGACAGGAAGCTAGTATGAACGCCCGAGGTATGAGAACAGGTACCCTGAACCTTGCAGACGCTTACAACGGTTGTTACGGACCATTAAATGCAGATCACACTGTAGGCTCAACTCACTACCCCGGAGGTACTGTTTTAAGTATATTCAATAACGATAAATCACCGTTTAATCCTTCAGGTAATAATCCTGCAGGTACATACACTGTTACTGATACCGGTAACGCTGAGCGTTGTTATTTCCATTTTGACTTCTTTACTAATACACCTGCAGCGTATGAAGGTAAATTGAGTAATCTATTTTGTGCTGTTCAGAGTTTAGGGTCTAAAACAAATAGTCAGTATAGAAAAGCGCAAGCCGCTTATGGCGGACAGCCAATGTCTGATAAGACCGTTGGTGACGGCGGAGGCGGTTCAAAGGGCACAGGTGGTAAAGCACCGAGTTCAAATGTAATTCAAACAACAACAGGTAAAGGACCTTCTCCGACAGATACTAACGGTATGGCACAAGGTATGTTTGCAGTACCCAATGAAGGAGCGTTTTTATGGGTATTCTTCCAAGAAGGTAATCCGTTATTCCCAGTTTATTTTGCAGCAAGCTTCGGGCCTACTGAATGGGCGAGTGCATATCATGGTAGCTCGCCACCACTTTACTACCCTAACGCAAACGATAGTAGTGATAATAAAGTATATACGCAGTCTTCTGTCTTTAGACCGAACGGTTCAGGAGCTATTTTATTCAATGATTCGTCAGGAGATTCTATTGGTGATCAACGAGGCATTAAAATTGCTAATCATAATGGTGCCCACTTAGCATTTCAAAATGATCACACCGTATTATATTCACCAGATGATTTTTATAAACAATCTGATGGACATTCTTTTGATGCTGCCTTAGGTAATAGAGAACATTACACACAAGGAGATCACAATATGGTAACTATGGGCGATCACTTTGTTAAAGTTGGTAATATAACACAAAAAGCGTTTGATGCTGTTAAAGGTATACAAGATATTCTTAATCAAGCAAACGAAATAATGAAACAAAACTAATAATATAAAATGGACATTAGTAACAATTATACAGCGTTTGAAGATCAAAATATAAACGCTTCACTTTTAAACTCAACCGATATTACAGGAACGTTTAATGTAGCGTTATCTGTAGAACCGTGTGCAACAGGTAATACTGCAGCTCCGGTTATACCGGTTACACAAGCTGCATCTAATTTAGCAGGTAACTATAGTAACTTAGGACCTTCAGGTATATCAGTAGAGAGTGTATCTACTCCTTCTCCGAATGTAGGTAATGACATAATACGTACAAAAATAGCAGATATTTCTCAGACACCTGTACCGGTTTTTGATCAAAATTTACATACAACGATACCTAGCCCGTCTTCAACTGTTAGTGTATACGATGTACCTAGAACACAAACAGGTTCAAGATCAGGTACGTACGCTGCTTATTATCGTTTTGGTCCTCCTATTGATGACCCTAATATACCATCATTTGGTCCTAACGATCCTCTAAACAACCCCAATAGAAAACATAGCGTTAATAGTAACTTATGCGATACTTTTCCTTGGGAACTTCTAACAATTCCTTGCCCAACTTGTGATGGCGGTAAGAAGAAAACACTAGAAAATAAAGCAGGTAAAAAGTATATCGATTTAACAGCTTTCTTTCCTCGTGCGCCTCTTGCAATAAGATCTGTTGTAGGTGGTATTGATGATTTCATTAACGGTACAATACACGCAGTAGATGTTACTTCACTATTTAAAAAAGGTAAGTGTCCTACATGCGAAGGTAAAAATAAGGTTAAAGATTCGTCTGGTCAATCAGGTATAAATGCTAAAAAAGCCGCTCAGCATTTAGATAGTAAAAAAGATGAGATAATGAAACATGAAGCTAATGCTGGTGCTCCATCAGGTTGCGGTAACCGTTATTCTATTATTGCAGGTCATGATTGCTTGGAAGTAGGACTAGGTATGAATAACGCTACCTCTTATCGTGTTGATCCTGAAGGTACTCAGGCTCCAGGATATCACGGTACTGATGTTGCGCAAGTTACTGTTAATAAGAAGTCACCAGCTGTTTATGGTACAAATCCTCCTTCAACTCCCGGAGGCCATTACGTTATTAAATGCAGTAATAAATTTACTGCTTTTAGTGGAGCACAAGGTATTGAACTTGTTACTCACGGTCCTGTTAATATTGCAGGAGGTATAACTAAGATTACAGGGCCAGAAGTAACAATAGGTTCGCAGTCAGGGCCTGTTACAGTTTCAGGTCATCATTTACAATTAACAGGTAAAACACTTGCATTAAATGCAACTGACGGCGACAGTCAAGTTGTTGTTCAGGGTACGTTAGGAGTAGCAAGTAATATGGTTGTAGGTGGCGGCGCTCACGTTGAAGGAGACTTGTCGTTTATATCCGCATCAGCTCCTTCAACTATTAAGCGTACAAAATTTTCTGGTCCACCTGATATGAATTCAGGTATGGCTGCCTGGGGAGGTATAGCTGTAAAAGCAATATCTAAACATATCGAAAATATGCAGAGAGATGTTGCTATATGGGCTACAGATCCTTCCTTATCTCTTGCATCTCCTAAGGGTCAACAGAAGTTAAATGATCATATGAAGCATTTATCATATCTGTGTAATCCTTATGAACAGGAACCTACAGGCTGGATTATACCGGGTACTACATGGTCAGTATTAATAGATGGTTACCCTGCTACTATTGAAGCAGTTGGACCATGTGATTTAAACAACTTCCCTCACCAGCATCAGTTACCTGATATGTTCCATACTCACGAATTTGAAGCACCTAATATTAAGTTATTAGATGACGCTAAATCAGTTCGAGAAAATTCATCTGCTAAGAAAGAGAAAATACCTGCAACAGCAAACCCAGATCAAGACAGACCAGGGTTCTTAGAGCCTATCTTACAGCCTCTCAAGATAGTTGTAGCAAAAGCTACAGATACATACGCAGTTTAAACACTAAACCCGGATGTATAGTGATGTATTAATTTTTTAGCTACCGTGTGAGGATCTGCTTTAATATCAGCTGTTTCAATAGAACGTAATGTCTCTATAAACCCGATATAGTTACGATGTACATCAGGATGGTAAACATGTTCATCTGCCGAAAGAACCGTATAATGTACATTAGATAGTTTATTAGTATCAAGTAACCCTCCTTCAGCATTTTGTATCTCGTCCATTAAGACATTATGATACTTCGTTGAAATATTATTCATTATTTTAATATGCTCGTGCGGTTTAAAGTCTTCCGGTACTTCAAGACTTGAAAGAGCAGGAGGAGTCCAATCAGGGCCTAGATGTTGATACTTTAACGCTTCCCATGGATGTTCAGGTATACCTCTGAAACTCGACAGAAAGGACTGGATAGTTGTTAAATGATCAAAGAAGTTATTAGCAGTAAGTGCAGAATGTAAAGCACTTGTAAGTTCTGGGGAGTAGGTAAATACTTCCTCCCCAAATACTGTTGATAAATGAGGTACAAACGTCAGGTCATCGTTTAACATAGTACTACTACTTATGTTAAAAAATAACAGATGCTAGTGGTGTTTAATTACTACCTGAGGAAGCTCTTTAAACTTCTTAACAACAAACTTACATAGTTCAGATCTAACTACATCTAGTTCTGTTAATTCAATACAATGTATTCCCATTTCTTTTGCTTCTTCGCAATCAAATAAGTTATACACTTCTTTAAAGCCTGATCTACCTGTAGGTAAGTCAGACTGATCAGGATCCCCACAAATAATTGTTTTTGTAAATAAACCTAAACGTGTTAACACAGTTAATAGTTCTTTACGTGTTAAGTTTTGAGCTTCATCACAGCAAACGAACTTAGCTGAGAAGTGCAACCCTCTAGCAAAATTAACCGGGCACATTGTTAATCTATTATCTTTTTCAAGTTTATCGATAATAGGTTTTGGTAAAAGCTCAGAGAACTTTTCGTTAAAAGGTGTCAAATAGACGTTAAACTTATCTACAAGATCTCCTGGTAAGAAACCAAGTTTTGAATCAGCAGATTCAACAGCTGAACGAACTAAAACAATATCTGATACCTTTCTAGTATTTAAAAGCTGTAATCCGAGATACATTGATAACAATGTCTTGGAAGAACCAGCCACACCTTTTAAAAACAATACTTTACAGGATTTGTCTAAAAACAGGTTTATTATCTCTCTCTGTTTTTCCGTCCAGGGTAGTTCTCTTATAATGAGGTCGAAGTTTATCTTATCGCGTTGGAACACGTAAGGGGAGTGATCACCACCAGATACTGTTACCATCTGGGTAGACCCGTCTTGCTTATTCGTCTTTCGACGAGAGCTTTTTTTGCTCATCTATTAATATTTATTCAAAGTTAGAGTAACTTTTGGACTTGCACATCACAGCATTTTCCTTTATATTCGACCTTAAATACTATACACAAATGTCACAAAATCATTTTTTAACACAGACATACGAAAAAGTTATTGGTGACACCAATTACAAATCTCAATATCGTACCCTCAATGAAGCATATACCTCTATACACGAAGAGGCTCAAGAAGGTATTCGTATAGATGTAACAAAACCAATACTAAATGTTGTACCCTGGACACCAGTACAGCAAAATCTGTACAATCTTACAGCTAGTAAACAGATAGAAACAACAAGTGATTACCCAGAACTCGAAGAGGAAAAGTCAGGCGCAGGTCCGGGTGAATTAGCTGTTGCATCTGTTATTACAGGTATAACAGATCCTAATCAGTGTTTGAAGCTTATTTCAGGACAGAACAAATCTTATGATGTTTCTTGGCCTACAAAAGAACATCCTGAATATACTTTCGAGGTTAAAATGATTGAAGAAGGGTCTGTACGTATTGCGAAACATGGCGCCAATTTTACAAAGAAATTTTTTAGTGAAGTTAAGCATGTTTTAAACGATATTTTAGATGAATATGATCTATTAAGCGAGGAAGATAAGACCTATATCAACAACTATATTGTTTCTCATTTACCAGAAGTTAAAGAACCCGGTAAAAGAGCAGTTAAAGGACGTGCACAGTACGATAAACTAATGCTTAGAAGAACAAGCTGGTCTATTGAAAAATGGGTTAAAGGTATTTTATCTGACACAAAAGAGTTTCCTTTTTCACTTATTTACTCTGATAAAGAACCTGCACTTACTAGAGGCGGTATTAGAGTTTTAATGTCTGTTAAAACGTTCGGTACAATTATTAACAATATAGAAGAAAATGAACAAGTAGAAGCAGGTGAAGAACCTAGTGATCATAAATCTCAAGAAGATAATCCTAGAGTCGCTGCTCTTAAAAAGACCTTTAAGAGCTATTACAGTGCACCAAATTCCGAAAAAGCTTCAGCTTTAGATCAAGAAATTGAAAAGACAGCTAAAATAGTTGACAAAAAACTTTCAAAAGCTAAAGTACATATTACAGGTGAAGGAGAATCTAGTTGGAGAGAATTTTTTAAATCCGTTTCAAAACTAAACATACTTGATAAAGTAAATGATATTCAGGAAATGATTAAGAGTCCTGAAAGCATTAAGAGTTTATTTCCTTCTCATCTTACAGGTCTATTCGTTGTATCGCCAGCAGGTTATATTTACGTACCTCATAATGATTTAGAAAAATATATTACTATCGCAACTATATCACTCGGTGGACCGAAAATAGCTATTAAACATCCAAATGCAAACGTTCAAACAATACCTACTGGAAAAGAATATTAATGACCCAGTAAGACCAGGTATACTCAAGCGTAGAGTATCTGGTAAGGTTACTTGTTCAAAAGCTCGTTCTATTAAAGCAGGGCAAAAGAATAAAGGTAGTAATGTTGCAAAAGCCGCTCAACGCTTTATAAATTATCACTGCAACAAATAATGTATGGTGTAAGAATAGCATCAGTATGGGTAGAGGATATCAAACAATGGGTACCCTTGACACAAGTTATCTTTATTCAAAGATATACACAAGACGGTAAAGAGTGTCTTCAATTTAAGTTTGAAGACAAGATTTTAGAGAGCTATATAGAGTACAAAGAATTATATTAATATGAAAATATTGTACTTCACAAAAGGTGATCATCTTGATTATCAAAACGATTGTCTTTTAATAGGGTTAAAAGAGTTGTACGGGGCTAATGTTGTAGATATACAAAAGCAACAACACAGCTATCTAAGCTACAGCGAGAACGTTGCTAAACAAATGTACGGTAAAGGTATGACCGTAACAAGAGTACTAGAGGATTTAGAAGTAGATAGAACGGATATAACAAATAAAATTAAAAACAAATACTTCGATTTAATAGTATACGGCTCTATTTGGAGATGTAACGACTATATAGAAAATATTCTAGAGTATTATTCAAAAGATAAAATTATTTGTGTAGACGGTGAAGATGAAGTTAATATACACCCTGTATATGATTTAGGAATTTGCTATTTTAAGAGAGAATTAATATACACAAAAGAACGACTACTACCGATTTCGTTTGGATTACCAACTAGTAAAGTAAACTTTAATAAGAAGAAAATAAAAGATACATCATACATAACACCGCTAGACAAAACAACATACATTTATAATAATGAAACAGATTATTATAAAGACTATAATGATGCTCGGTTCGGAGTTACATGTAAAAAAGCAGGCTGGGATTGTATGAGGCATTACGAAATTTTAGGTAATGGTTGTATACCGTTGTTTAAAAATATCGAACTATGTCCTACTAACACAATGACTTCTTTTCCTAAAGAACTATGTATTAATGTAAATAAAGATATTCTAAACGAGAAATACGAAACAGTATATGAAAAATATATTGAACGTTTTGAGAATCATTTCTTAAACAACAATACAACTTCTCAAACAGCTAAAAAGTTTATTTCCGATATATTGAATATTAAATAATACTATGACACCTTTTCAACTCATAGGTCATGTCACTATGGCTCTCTTTGCTCTAGGAATGCTTGGGTTCTTTTGGATGATCTTTAAAGGGGTTAAGAAAGTAAAAAAGAAAGGCAGAAAAGCTGGAAAGAGATTTAAGAAGTATACTCTATGGAAAAAAAAGTTTGAAGAGTTTAAGAAGAATTGGTTCTATGAAATTTGATTAAGTAATAACACACTATGTCTTTTAAGGATTTTTATAAGAGCAACGAAGATTCAGTTAATAAAGTACAAGCAGCTTTAGATCTTGTCGGTGCGGTTCCAGAAGTAGGAGCTCCTGCTGATATCGCTAACACAGTTATTTCTACATTTCGAGCTGCTGCTGCAGATACTTCTGATGAAAGAAAGAAGCATATTATAAATGCCGGTATTAGTGCTATTGCAATAATACCTTTTGCTTCATTAATTAATTTATTAAAATTACGTAAAGTAAAACCTGTTGCTAAAGCTGCAATTTCAGGAGCAAGAGAACTTAAAACATTTGGTAAAGGTGTGCAGGCTGCAGGTAGGTTCAACAACGACGATACAACTGCTTAAATCTCTTTCAAAGTAACCTTACCTTCCTTGTCAATTATTAGATAGTGACAAGGTTCATCACAAAAAGAGCCTGAGTTGTGATACTCTTTTCCTGATTCTAGGCATACAAAGCTTTCGGCAAAATGGATATGTCCTCCAAAAATGGCATCATAGTTTTTGTCTTTGATATAGTTTAGAGCCTTGTCTCTTATATTGGTTTTGATTTTTAAGAACCTTTTAGATGTTCTCTTTAACCATCTACTGAATCTCTTTGATCTATCTATGCTCTGGAAAAAATAATAAATCTGTTCTGCTATATCTGTTATCCAAGGGTGTTTAAAGATAAAAGGATCGAACTGATGAAAATGAATAAACAGCATCTTCTTTCCATTTACTTCTAGTTCTAATCTTTCAACAAACTCCAGGCCTAGAATCTTGATAATGTTCTTTGACTTTATATCGTGATTACCGAGAATAAAAGTTACCCTTTTCTTCTTTGATATCTTTCTTAACAAACTCAGAATATTCCAGTGTCTTTTCTTATATCTATGAATATGCTTGTTATCGAATATATCTCCGTTAAGAATTAAATGATTATACTTCTCATTCTTAAGAACTTTAACTAACGATTTAACTTTAGAAATAGGGCTTCCGAGATGAATGTCTGAAATGACTAGAATATTGGACATCTATACTATTTATTTGACTTACCTTTCTTTTGCTCTATAATCAAGCTTATGTTCAATCTATTCGGATCTAATAAAAACGAACAAGAAATTATTGATGATGCTCTAGGTACTAATCCATTTGGTTGGCAATATGTACCTATCGAGACAGCAGAGTACTTTAAAGGAGAGTCTGAGAAGTTCTATAAAGAGAATCGAGAACTAAAAGATGAAATTCTTGAATATAAAAAGGGCAATAAAAATTGGATGAATCTTTATCAAGAAGTAGTAGACAAAAACAATGAACTCTTAAAAGAAGTTATTAATTTGAGACATCTTAAAGAAGAGAATGTCAGGCTAATAGAAGAAATTGCAAAGTTAAAGAATCATATTGTTAATAACACCGTAGAAAAAGAACCTAAACCTTATCATTCTTCATACCCTATTCATTGGGGAGGATGGACTAGGGAGGAAGAAGAATGGAAGTGCCCTTGTAATATTTGTAAAAAGAATAACCTTGAATCTCGTAGAGAATGGGATAATTTGTAATATATGCCAAAAGCAACCATAACCTACGACCTACCAGAAGAACAAGACGACTTTGACTTTGCCAACAATGGCGGAAAGTTCTATTCTGTTCTTTGGGAACTAGATCAATATCTTAGAAACAAAGTCAAGTATCCAGCAGAGGATGCTCATGAAGAGTATACTAATGCTATGGAAGCAGCGAGACAAGAACTTTGGAACTTGTTAGAGTCTTACCATCTCGACTTAAATCGATGAAACCTACTGTTGTTTGGATTACAGGTTTATCTGGAGCTGGCAAAACAACCGTTGCAAATGCTTTGTATAACAAGTGTATATTTCAATTCCGGACAGGTCTTATTGATGGTGATGCTTTGAGAGCTAGTTATGATATACCAAAAGGCTTTGATATGAAGAGTAGACAGAGAATGGTATCTGAAGCTATTTATTGTGCTAAAAATATGCTTACTTTTCAAAAGGCTAATCTTGTTATTGTAGCTATGATTTCCCCTCTCCGATCAATGCGAGATGAAGCTCGAGATATGCTAGAGAAATACGCTAGCGCTAGATTTATTGAAGTGTATATGGATACACCTTTACGTACTTGCGAGTTAAGAGATCCTAAAGGTTTGTATAAAAAAGCACGTGCAGGGGAGATAAAAGACTTTACAGGTATCGATTCTCCTTACGAGCCACCAGAGTTTCCAGAAGTACGAATACATCCAAGATCTACACTTTTTGGTGAAATGACCGTTGAACGAGCCAGAGATATTATCTATAATACCATACTTGATATATCCAAACCTATTTTATAAATAAAAAAATGAAAAAGATTATACTAACAGCAGTGCTATTAATAGCAGGTTGTACATTGTACACCGAAAAACAATCTCAAGCAGTTAGCCAGAATGTTTATGCTACTAATGATTCTCTTGCAAAAGCAAGAGTTGATTTAGCGTTCTTCTATTCAAACGAAACTACAAAGTTTATTAAGCCTCCTAAACAACCTATTAAAATTAGTGCAATCTACGAAGCAGGTCAAGTCGTTAAGAATTCAAAAAACACTGACAAGACAAGAGTAGTTATTGTACCCGATGTTTATAAAAACGACAAGGTAGTTGTAGTAGGTTCTACCGAATATCAAACACTTCTAAAAGATAGAGAGATTAAAAAGCAGCTGGAGACAGATAATAAAAATATGGCTAATCAGTTGATTGTAAATCAAAACGAATTAGTTAAGCAAAAAGAAATGAGTGATAAGATGGTAGCAGATCTCAATCATCTGCAGTCAGAAATTTATAAGAAAGACGCTGCTATCTGGAAGCGTAATGTAATTATCCTTGCTCTATCTGCTCTTATCGGTGGTTATATCTGGTTGAGAGCCAGTAGGTTCCTGCTTTTATAGTGGTTTCTGTTTAATTTATCCATAAATAATAATATGGATAAATTAAAACAAATAATTTCATCTGCTTTCAATACTACGTTTTCGTGGATTGAAACCCATCCTAAAGCCGCATTAGTTATTCTTATTTTCGTGCTCGGCTTTATTGCTGGTCTTTTATTCTAATCTTTAAGTTTAAGATTATGACGGACGAATACCGACCACACTCTTCCTATCCTCCTATCTGGATCTGTATCTATAGCTTATTATTCGGCTATGGTATGGCTCATGTTATGTATTATTATTTGAGATAAATAATTTTAAATGGCGTATCAACAGAGAAGAAAGTTATTTACTAAAGAACGATTTCTTGAAGGCAATCGTCAGAAATGGCTTGTTGTTTTTTTGTGTTTTGGTTTATTAGTTCTTATTGTTGATGCCTTAAATGTTCTTAAAGATCCGACACCCTATCTTACGTTCTTAACCTTCTGTGCTGGTTCGTTTATTCTCGGTTATTCAGGTACAGAAACAATGAAGCTGTTTAGAGCGGATTCTACGACAGAGAATCAAAATACTAATGAACGTAGCTATGAAAGAAAAGATATCAATATTAAGGAAGAGAGATTAACAAATAACGCAAAAGAAGAAGATTATCATATATCGGAGATAGAAGTATGAAACAGCCATCACCAAAAGCATTAGACTTAATTTTAGAATACGAAGTCGGTGGCGGTAAATCTTATTACGAAAGACATTTAACAAAGCCGGAGTGGCCAGGCGGGGCATCAGGCTTTACATTAGGTATCGGTGTTGATTGTGGTTACTATACACCAACCGAACTCGAAAAGCTATTTTACTTTCTACCTAAAGAACAATTAGATATTGTTAAAGGAGCATCTGGTAAGACAGGTCAAGCAGGTAAAGCATATACACAACAACATAAAAACAGCGGTATAGTTGTTACTTGGGATCAAGCAATTGAAATGTTTAATAAGCTCATCTGGGCTAAGTTTGCTAAATTAGCAGAAAAAGCATTCCCTGGTTTAGATCAATTATGCGATGATGCTTACGGCGCTATTGTATCGTTGGTATTCAATAGAGGATCTAGCTTATCAGGTCCTAGTAGATCAGAAATGAGAGTAATAAGAGAGCTTGTACCTAAGAAAGATTATAAAGGAATTGCTGAAGAACTCCGTTCTATGAAACGTATCTGGGAAGGCAAAGGTCTCGATGGTTTACTAGCTAGACGAGAAGCAGAAGCAAAACTAGTAGAAAGCTGTGCTTAATATGAATTTAGAAGACGTTTATACTAAGTGTGTCCCTAAGGAGACCATTCATCTCCCCAGTTTAAGTCATGGAAGACACTCTCCTACCATAATAAGAGATCCTGAAGCTAATGCATTTGAAAGAGGTGTATTTGAACGGTTAAGATCTGTTATACCTGTAGAAGAGCAAACTAAACTAGATACTAAAACAAACAATGTTGATGTTGTTTCATTTGAAGACGCATTAAGAGAATTAGCAGCTATTATATAATGATATGAATTTTACATTATTAGTAGAACAATTACTGGAAGAAAAAAACGGACCTAGTCTTTCTGTAAAAAGAGGAGAAAAGCTTTCTGTAAACCGTGGAGGTGGTTTAACTGCAAAAGGTAGAGCAAAATATAACCGTGCTACAGGATCCCATCTCAAAGCTCCAGTTACCGGTAAAGTTAAAAAAGGCTCTAAAGCTTCTAAACGTAGAAAGAGTTTTTGTGCTAGAAGTAAAGCTTGGATTCCAGCAGGGGGCTGTGCTGGTAAAAATACAAGAGGGTGTGCTGCTAGAAGACGCTGGAAGTGCTAATCTTCAAAAAGGCTCTGAATAAAGAGTAAAATATAAAGATACTCTCTGTAAATTAATAAACAAATTAACTCTGGAGCTCTCTTAATAAAAAAATATACTAACCAGAAATAATATAAGAAGCCTTTCACTATTTTATTTAATAAATAATACACAATGAGCCGATTTGATTACTACGTAGAGAAATTCCTTACTGAAGATAATACAGGTGTTATACCGTCTATGGTTAACAGAGCAAGTACAAGTGCGTATGATTTCACTGTAGAGTTAGTTAAAAAGTTAATTGATACAGGCTTAATGAAGCCTGTTGATGTAAGAGAGCTTATTGCAGGAGACGATATCAATAAGAACTTTTACTTTATATGGGATAACCCGACATATAAACTTTCCTACCTAGTAAAGGTAATTCCTACAGCTGATGGTAACTTTGAGGTAAGAATTATCAATACAAAAGATAAAACAGATATTACTACAATAGATCAGCATGACGAAGAGACATTCGACGCCGTTGTTGATAAGTTTAACGAGGTAGTTAAAAAGGCTAAAGGTGACAGTGAAAAACCTCTACAAACAAGCCAAGAACCTTCCGCTCTTCCCGGAGGAACAGCTCCAGCCGGTACACCAGGTACTACTAATACAAGTAACTACCTGAAAGGTCTTCAGTAATCAATTAAGTGATCGAAATCGCTAGCATCAAGATTATCAATCTTATGCTTTAAAATACGTAAACCGTATTCAACTTCTTCTTCGTTACTTAGGTTACCGTCAAAAATTTCAAAAATTAAAGCTTCAATAGCTTGATCGACAATAACTTCTATTTCTTGTTTTTTACTAGGAGTCATAATATTTTTTTATTTAAGGTAATTTACCAACAAAATTAATCTCTGAGTTAAAAGGTTTATCGTTTAAGAATATAGCATATGCTATTCTAAAATCTCCTTTATTACCTTCTAATAAAGGATCAGTAAATTCGTACTCTTCGTCGAAGATAAATTTATACCCTAAAACCAATTGTACTATTTTAGTTATTTCATTATTCGATAATGAACTAGGTATATCAATTATAGTTTCGTAAAACGTTTCCGGTATTATAGGTACACCTTTTTTATAAAAAGTAGTAACAGCTTTACTAGCACCTAACTTTACACAACGCTCTTTTAGTTCTTCGTTTAGTTCAAAAGCTGTCACCAAACTATTTAGCTCTTATCTACAGAAATTGCAGCTACGTAACCGCTTAAAAGTTTAGCTTCATCTGCTACTTCTCTGTACACGTCAGGAGATAACTCACCATCTCTTTTAACAAACTCGACACCTAGTACTGCAATAAACAAACCATCTAAGCTTTTTATAGGGAATAGATAAACTGTATTTGCACCTTTTGTTTCCCAATAACTCTTTAAAGCGTAATCTTCTTCCTTATATACATCCACCATTATACCGCTACCTGTATTATCTGTATTAAGTTTTTGTAAGTAACTACTAAAAAATGAAATAGGTAAATTTTGCATTTTTAGTATGTCTGCTGCTACACCTGGTGCTGTAGATTCAAAAGCTACAGACATCTTTTTCATAGATTTATTACCTGGGTAATAATTACCTCCATTGTGAAAGAGTGATATCCATAATCTATCTAAATCAAAACGTGCTTGTAGTTTATTAAATGAATCGTTAATACTTTGCTGGATAACAAGAGCATGATCGAAGTCTTCCTTTTTACGTCTAATAGCAGATGTTTTACGATATAGCCAATGTTTATAATATACAACACCAACAGGCCCTAGTATACCTATTAGTACGGCAGAAATTAAAGGAAGGAGCTTTATTATTTCACTCTCTATAGTAAACCACAAACTCATATATTATGTAATGTTATTTATTCTCTTTGAGGCATAAATATATTAAAGATGTCCTCAAGATTACATAATAAATTCCACAGACATAATCACCACACTTATGGAAGTTTAGATCCTAGATATCCTGATAGTAGTCACGATCCAATTGCTTCAAAGGAATCTCCCTTCTTTGGTGATTTTGTGTTACTAGGGCCCTTATCTTGCTTCTCACCGTTAAGTTCTTACGCTGCATACTTTTTCAACCTATCTACAGCTGTAATAATCAGCAATCCGAATTTTGACTTACAAAATATGAATCTGTCTTCCTTTGCTGTATCATCAGTAGGGAATATAGTCAGTGTAGGTAGTATTTCATCAACAGGTAATTTTTACGGAGCAGGTGATATTTTAAATTACGGTAGTGTATTCCTACAAGGTCCTCCTAACTACCTAGGACATATTCTCGGTAACACTACTACTCTCACTATATACGGTGATGTAAGCTCAGATGGCAATTTTCTTCAAGAAGGCACGTTTACTGCGCACGGTACAAACGCTTTAACGGGTATCAATACTATATACGGTAACAACACAATTACTGGTTGGGGTGAATTATCATCCTATGGTACAAACACCCTTAGAGGTACAAACACTATTAACGGTAACAACACAATTACCGGTTGGGGTACACTATCTGCTTATGGTACTAACACTCTTAACGGTACAAATACCATAACAGGTACAAACGTAATTGTAGGTACTAATACTATTAGTGGCGGGTTTACCGATTACGGTGATGTCACCATTTACGGTAATCTAAACGTTATAGGTTCCGCAACAAGATTACAATCATTCGAAAAGGTATTAAGTTCAGTAAGTATTGACGTAACAAATTACGGTTGGGGTGTCGCATTAGCTGTTAATCAAGCAGGAGACGCTGATGTAATTAATTTCAAAGATGACGGTGTAACTAAACTGTTTATCGCAGGTGATTCAACAAAAACAAACGACGGTTATGTTGGTATCAATACAAACAACCCTACCAATCAGTTAACTGTTATAGGACAGGTCACAAGCGGTAATGATGCTGTTGTTTACGTTAAAAGTAACACTACACAATCAGGGTATGTAAAAGTGCAATCTACAAATAACGGTGTTTCAGCTTCTGCTGATTTCACCGCAACAAACAATTTAGGAGACTTTTTTGATATAGGTATTAACAGCTCTGGCTGGGTTGGTGCCAGTTACGGACCAGCTTTTACAATAGCAGGTCCTAGAGATGCTTATGCATATAGCAGTTCAACAGCTAATGATTTAGCTTTAGGTACTTCAAGTAGTTCAGGTGACTTAATACTTTTCGCAGGAGGTACGTTAAGCGGTACGTCTATTAACAGCGGCAATGAACGTATTAGAGTTAAGTCAACAGGTAATGTAGGGGTTAATACAGCATATCCTAATAAGCAATTAACAGTTTACGGTGATATTAGTGCTTCTAATACAGGTACAATTTACAGTAGATACGGAGTTATAGATAGCTCATATGGTAAGAGTGTCAATATAAACGGTAACGATAAAACACTTAACATACAAAGTAGTAGTACAGCTTCTGGATATGTAAGTATACAAAATCAATATACAGGTATATCCGCTTCAACAGATCTTTCTATATACAATAGTGCTAATGCCTATATTGATGTAGGTATTAATAGTGATGCGTATAACGGAAATTCGTATAGCCCTACATTTAATATTACAAATGCTAATGACGGGTACATCTATACAAATTCAACAGCAAATAACTTTGTTTTAGGTACACAATCTACAACAGGTGATTTAGTATTATTCACAGGAGGTGCGTTGAGCGGTACAACAACAGGGTCTCCTGCTGCAACACCTAATGAACGCTTAAGAATTAAATCAGGTGGTAATGTCGGTATTAATACATCTAATCCGAACAACACATTAACAGTTGTAGGTACAATTAGTTCAACAAATACTGCTACACTAAGTAATGTAGTATTTACAGGAGCTCAAGTACAAACATTTGCTGATCCGATTACAGCAACAGGAGATTTCTTAGTACTGACGATCAACGGTAAGCAAAGAGCTATTCAACTCTGGAACTTCTAATAAAAGAATCTAAATTTATTAGATGTTCAACTTCTTTAAAAAGAAGATAAAAGTACCTATTGTTCTACCTCAGGAAAGAGGTATGTACGCTTTTACTAAGCATAGAAGAGGAGAGTTTCTTTTATTTCTAAAACGGGATAATGATGTTTTAGAGTTTATGCAGATACCGGATAGATATAAATTATCTCTTTCTAAAGAAGAATATACAGCAGCTATATCTACAAAGTTACTCGATTTTGTGGAACAGGTACCGGTAGATGTTTTCTCTGTTTGTGCTGCAAATATCAATGAACTAGAAAAAATTTAATTTTTTTCTTGACTGTAAAAGTAGTTTTTTGTATATTGGTGTTGTATGAAAACACATAACAATAAACGATTGCCAAAAGTCTCCGATGTTGATATCACAAAGTTGTCTCTTTATGAGCTATGTCGATGGACAGCGCTTGAAGAAGCAGTTAATCTAATCGGTGAAAAATGCGAGGAAAGAAATATCGATTTCGAAACAGTTGAACTTAAACCTCTTGATATCCTAAAGTACGTAGACAATGCAACCGATATTATCTACGAGAAAATTTCTACAACCTAATATAATTACTATATGTTTAATAAACTCAAAGCAATTCTAGAAAACCCTCTCATTAGAGTTATTGCTATATCATTGCTAATAACCTGCACTGTATCGTTAGTTTTTGGATTAGCATTCTACCTTTACAACAACCACTTCTGGACAGGGTTTGTTTCAGGTTTTGGAATACAGTTTATTATCTTTGCAATAGTTAATACGTTTCTTCTAAGAAAAGACGCTATTACGAGTTCTCAGATTGTACAACAGCAACTAGAAGCTATCTCGAAGTTTACAATAAGCTTAACGTGCGCGTATTGTAAACAAACAAACCCTGTACCGATTCAATTGAATCAGGAAAATAGATTTACCTGCGAACATTGTAAACAAGTAAATGGCGTCAAGATGCAGTTTATTTCAACACAAATAACTACCCCTCTTGAAAGACTAACGTTTCCTATTGACGAGAGCGTACCTCTTAAGTCTACTTTGGATTAAATCCAAAAATCATCAAGATCTCTCGTTAATGTCTTAATAACAGACATTGCAGTATTAATCTTATACTGCATCTTACGTAAACGCTTAATACGTTCTTTTGTAAGATTGGTAACGTTGTTACGTTTAGTAACTTCAATGCGTTTACGTATTAAGTCGAGATCAAAGTATACATCTGCAAGTTGTTCCTCTATGTTTTCAAGAGGAAACGGTAAACGCTTCTTTTGCTGCGGTGTTAACCCAGCTTGGCTTAACATTTGATGATCAAAACCGATACCTTCTATTGACATATATTATCTATTATTTATACGTTCTATACCTGTTAAACAAATAAATATTAGTATAGATATGCAAAAGCTAACAAAAAAACAGACAGCTGTTGTATATCAGCAATGCTTTAAGCTTGTTAAACGTAAACCTCCAGAGTTCTTTACGTTTAAAAAGATGCGTAGAAGTCAAGGTATATGCGACTACGAAAACGACATTCTAGAATTTGATCCTAGAAGAGAATTTGTTAGAACTGCGTTTCATGAATGTGTGCATTACATATACCCAGACTGGTCTGAAACAAAAGTTCTCTACGTAGAATCAAGAATTATTAACGTATGTACTTCTTTTGAGATAGCACGATTCTTAAAGGAGTTTACCTCGAAGCTTTATAAAGCAGAGCTTATACGTAACTCCCTCAAGAAATCAAAGAAGCGAAAGAAGATCAACTAAAGCATTCGTACGAGTAAAACTTTGCTTCCATTTATCAATATCTCTAGCGAAGGAATTTAATTCATATTCCTCACATAGTGCTTCAAACGCTTTAATATCTGACTTTAGTGTAGAAAGTTCATTATATTGTTTATCGTAACATTCTACCTCTCCCTGTTCTTTATTATACGAACCAAATAAGTTCATCATAGTAATGTTATGATTAAACACTGCTTGTTCCTCTTCTGTTAAAGTCTCGATAATTTTATCGTGACCTTGTTCAGCAAGCTTCTTACTCTTCTGTACACCGTAACCGGGTATACCGTCTAGGTTATCGGATTTATCACCGAGTAGCGCTTTATAATAAACAAAGTGTTCTACCTTAATATTTGTTTCAGTCTCAAAATTATTAACATCAATAATCTTCTTCTTTATAGGGTTAAAGAATTTTGTACTCTCATCAACCAATTGAAGCAAATCTTTATCAACAGATACGATAACAGAGTTAGAAAGCTTCTCACGTACAAGCCAGCTAATAATATCATCAGCTTCAAGTACCCAAGGGTAAATTTGCTTTACACCAAGTACGGTAAGAAACTTAGATATGATATCGTGCTGTTCGTGCACTCGTAAGATCTTTTCTTGATCTCTATTCTGTTTGTAGTTATCAGGTGACAACTGTTTACGGAAATTAGTTGAAGGGTAATTAAGTCTCTTGTCCCAAGTTACCCAGATATTGTCAGGTTTAAACTGATCAACATTTGACTTCAATGACTTAAGAAAGATAAACAAAGGACCTGTCCATACATTCTTAGTATTAACAAGCGGTGATCGAGTTTCTGCAACCCAAAATGCTCGATGAAGAGCGTTGCTGCCGTCTATAATTAAATTCATAAAAGCATTATACCTGCAAAAAAATAAAAAACAAGCTTGATATATCTATCTTTTATTTTAATATCTAATTCTAATCTTATGCATATCTGGCCATCTAAACAAATGTTAAAAACAAGCAAGATCTGGAATCTACAGCCTCCAAAGGGTCTCGGAGGTAAGGATCTTGAGAACTGGTACAATGAAACACGTGACTTTAAGCATACTATGCTCGGTCTTATTAAGAAGGAAAAGAAAGAGGTTGCTAATAAAAACAAGAAGAACTAAATAGAATCATGACTACACCTACTATCTTTCAAGTAAAGCCACATCAAGTACAAGGTACTGATATTAATCAGTTCTTAAATGCAGCTATTGCAGCTGAGTTCGGTACTAATTACAACATTGTAAGTGAATCTACTTTAGACAGAGTAGTACCTTATTCTAAGACTCCACGTAAGATTAAAGCTTACGCAGTGGAGGCAGGAGGCACCACTCATAGTCTATATTTTGACATTACTGAAGTAACATCCGCTAATACTATCGACTGGCTCGGTAACCGATAATGGCTAACGAATTTATTTCTTCTGCAACCAATACTCTTAAAGAGGTTGCAAAGACAATGCAAGAACGAGGCGATCAATACGCTGATACCTGGGGCAAGGATGGCTGTTGGCATCTTACAAAGTCATTATTGAAGCAATATCAAAATGCTGAAATTACTGATGACGTGTGTAAAGTGATAGCGCTTGCTACCTTTATCGATCAAAAGTATTCACGGTTTGCAGGCGGGTATCGTAAAGATACAGCTATTGATCTAGTAAACTATATTGCTGCGCTTGCAGATAAAGTTGATTAATAGTTACCGTAAGGGTTACTAAGATCACCATACTCAAATATCTTTCCGGCTTCAGCATCAGCGCTATCAGGTTCTGATACTGTAAGCTCGGCAGGGTTAACACCTTCTGGTAATCTGCCATATCCGCCACTATCATCAGGTTGGGTATTAACAGGTTCAGCGTGAACGCCAGGCTCTGATGAGTACTCGAAGCGCTTGCACTTGATATACCAAACATAATGACCCATAAGGTGATTAGTTAAAGGTAAGTATTGATCATCACGCTCGGTTATTTGATAGATAGGAGCTCCTCTCCCGCCTGGTCTATCACCAAAACCTCCGTATTCTTTTAATTCAATAAGATCACCAGATTTAGGTTCAGCCCCGAAACCAAACGTTTCATAGAAAGAAGATATATGTATAACGGCTGTCATATCACAATCAGCCATAATACCAAACTTAGATAATAAAATAGAATCGTTAGTAATATCTGTAACCATAATTACAGGTCCAGAACTAAGATATGTTGATGTAGGATCTTCTCCGTAAATTAAATCTTGGGAGGTTAAACCAAAACCGTTTGTATAGTAGGTCGTAGAAACACCGTAGTGTTCAATCTGCTCTTTCCACCATTTAGAGTAATTTTCTCTTTCGTTGGCGTTAAGACTTTTATTTAAATAACGAACTTTGTTCATTAGTGTTTAGTTTGATGTAGATGTTTACGTAATTGACCACGAACTAAAGCGTGCTTCTTTTTCTTTTTAGCAGGGTCTTTTGCTAACCCTTCAAGTGAGCTAACACCTTCACCTAATGATCTAACTTTCTTAACCCATTTATCTGTATAAGGGTGATAGGCAGAATCATAATCATCTGGGTTTAAAGGTCTAACTGTCGGTATATACATAACAGGATGTTGGGTACCGGTAGCTAATCTACCGTCAATATCCTTCATACAATTTAAAATCTTTTCTTTTAGTACATCTGTTAGATTATTCTCTTCAAGCTGTACTTTAATAAAAATAGGACAGCGATCAGAAGCACCGGGTTTAAGTATAGGTCCTATTAGATAATACTCTTTAACTCTTGTTGTCCCAAAGTCTCCCTCAAGAGTATTGAATCTAGCGATATCTGTTAATACTTGTAATTTAATTTCAGGGTGTAATACAGGGTCTCCGCCTTCAGGAGGATAATAGAATGTTCTAGGATCTAAACTATTAGGCACAATATAATTGTTATGGTATTTTAAATAGCCGTCTTTATAAGAGTTTTCGAACAAATTCATAATAGTATTTATGCCGTTTAGGTATACAAAAATAGCTCCTATTTCTAGGAGCTATTTCTATTTTAACTTTTATTAAGTCTTATTTGAAGAAATCGCCAACCTTAACGGAGGAGTTAGCAGCAAACTTCTTTGTGCTTCTTAGAGCAGCAGACTTGTCAGCGAGAGGCTTGAGTTCAGGCTCTTCGGAGATATCTCCATGAGAGGCCTTACCACCATGAGGCTTGACATTGGAAGTTGTGAACTTCTTGGTGCTCTTTAAAGAGGCTGTCTTATCACCGAGAGGCTTTAATTCAGGCTCAGAAACGGCTTCACCGAGTTCGGTTTCCATGTCTTCATCGTGTTCACCTTCTGTGTGATCAACACCACCGACCTTGTCAAGAATTGCTTCTAGCTTGTCAATGATATCGCGAAGATCACTAGCAAGATCACCGACCTCATCATGAGTGTCTTCGATCTCTTCGTGAGAATCTTCAGGGGTTGTTGGTACTTCAGGCTCAACAGCGGAAGCAGCGTCTTCGGCTACGTCTTCTGTGAGCGTGGCTTTGAAGAGCTTTTCGAACGTACCTTCGAAGGCGCTCTTTGTTGTTGGGGTGTTCATAGAATCTTTAAGTTCCTCGAGTTCGCCATCCTCAACCTTGCCTTCTTCAGGCTTGTTGAGGTTCTTCTTGGCCTTCTCATCTCCGCCGTCCTTGATAAGAGGTTCTTTACCTCCCTTGGCGATTTCTAATTTGCCAGCAGGTACTACGACATTGGATTCGGTTTCGTTTAAAAGGATTTTGGAGTAGATGTCCGATAGAGGATTGCTCATATATGTATTTATATTTATGCTAATTTGTTAGAATTTTAACTATTTAATACGTCAGGCCAGGTATTTTTTATACCTTCAAGATCATCAGGTAGTGGCGTGTCAGTAACACCTCTTAGTGCTATTTTCTTAGCTACAACACGCTGTAACGCTGCTGTTTCACCTGACTCTTGTGCTCTTTGAAATTCTATATCGAGTTGTTGTAGAAGCGGTGTTCTAGCAGCTCTCCATCTATTACGCTGTATTTCTTTAGCTTTTTCAAAATTAACTACAGCTCCTAGTTCTTCGTCATATTCGTAAGCATCAAAAAAGTAATGATCAACATTAAGTGTATCAACAACTTTATAGGATGTATCAGGAGGAACAGTTTGTACAATAACTTCTTCAATAGAAAGAATGCCTGTAGGTGTTACTACTGCTAATTGTTTATTAACTTGTGGATATAATATAAATGACATAACATTAATTAACTACCAAAAACCTGTATACAAAAAACTGCAGGGTTATACATAGAACCAGAAGTTTGAGAAAATATTTCAAATCCACTAGCTGATAAAGATCCCAAACTAACATATATACCGGTATCACTTGTATGAGTCGCGTTGCCCCATTGAGCTGTTACGGTATAATTTGCATCAGCTAAATTATTTGCAAAATGTACTGTCCAGTCTCCGGACCCGTTTTTTGTAATGCCTGAAACGTTATATGGTGTACCTCTATACACACCTGTTGTACCGTCAAAATTCACCCAAGCTTTAGCAACCCCTGGGCTTAAATTATTAACTACATTTAAAACATTTTGAGCACTTAAGCCAACTTGTGTTAACGCTTGAACTTGAGCGTATTTGATACAAGGAAGAAGTGCTACGTTTTTGGGGCGAGTCTCGGTATCACCTTCAGCGCCTGTTGTTCTACCGTAATCGTTTATTCTAGTATATGTGCTTGCATAAGCGTCACCACCACCAACGGTTCCATCTGGAAGCGAAAATCCGTGAGCGTGAGATTTAAACGCATCATCTTGCGAACTACCAAAAGCTCTTCCACTATCAACACCAGCTCCATGGTCCCAGCCTCTTACGAATTGACCTCTTAAATCAGGAAGATTAAAATTGTTTCCAGAACCACCATATGTATAACCGATAACATCAAAGAGTGGTTTATAAAGTGTTTTATCTAAAGATTGTCCGTAACACTCAAACCAACCGACAGGAGCAGCAGAAGCAGCAAAATAAACGACAGTACCGATTGGTGTTGCATCATAAACATTATCAATGTCAATTCCTGCAATACTACCGATCGCAGCACTTAATGAACATACGCTAACGTCTAGTGCACTGAAATTACTATTAATAGTAGTTAACGAATCACCTATGCAGTCGGTTTCGGGTATTTGAGATGTGTATGTTGTTCCGTCACAAGACATATATAAGATTATTTATATTAAAGAGTTCGTTTTGCCTTCAAATAAGTTACTAAAGTGTTATAGAAATCATATTTAATAGGTGCGTTTAAGCCGTATTTTTCTCTCTCAGTAACATTTTGCTGTTCTGCTCCAGTTTGATCCATAAAGTAGTAACCGTCTGTTGCTTCAATCATCATAGAATAAGCAGTAGGTGTAGATATCTGTACACCATTTAGAAAATCATACGTATGTACGTCGTAGTAATCTGCATTCCATCCTCTATCATGATAATCATATAGTTTTTTATTAGTAATAACTACAGTATGAAATTCATTACCTTGACCATGTAAGTAATGTTCGTCTGGATCGGTGAGTGTTATATACGGTGTAGGATCTACACTTGTATGACGACCTACACTATCTGTTGTTAATCTGTAAAGTTTTCTTTTATCACTACTATAACAGATAAAAGCCCCCCAAGGATTATCTGCTATAGTTGAAAAATAGATATCCTGTACGTTCAGCCCTACAACCTGACAAACACCTGATGCTTGCCCGCTGTTTCTATTACCACCACTATTTTTAAGCCAAGCATGCCAGACTTCACCGTTATTTTTTGCTACTAAGATATCACAAGCATGTGAAGGGTTTCTACATAAAATATTATTAACATCTGATAATAATAAAGTTTTTGTTTTCGTATTACAATTAACTTCATATAATTCACCAGTCTTCATAAGAAAAAACTGTGTATAATACGCAGCGTAATTCGACGGACAAAAAATATCTGCAAAATTATATAGATTATCTGCTATCCAAGGAAATTTTGTTCTCTTACCCCCGATATCAATACTACCGTCTTGATATATCATTACTTTATTTGCATTACCAGAGGCAATTTTTAATATGTTTTCAACATAATAATAGGTATACGAACCAAGTGTTAAAGTTTTTATTAGATTTTGGTTACTAATTATATCACTAATATATCCGTTTTTTTCTTGGGCACTAAAATAGCAAGTACCTCTATCAACAAAAGTGTATGCGTATGATTGATACCCTCCTTCCCCTTGTAAGGTAAACTTATTAAGAGGGTCAGGCATTACAAACGTATTGTTTGATGTCGCTCTTAAAGTATATACCCCAAACATAATTAGACAATATCACCAGATATCCAAGCTACATCCGCACGGACTACTGCTAAGTTTAATTGAGCGTATTGCTTACGTGTAGCTAGAGCATTATTTACGTTAATAATTGCTGCAGAGCCTGTTGTACCCATTTTTATTGTACCTACTCCCATCTGTATTAAAACTAAATTAAAACCAACAGATAAAACACCTTGAGGGAATGTAACAGTTACAGTAGCACCACTATCAACTAAAATTATTGCTCCGTTATGAGTTGCATCAAGTATAAAATCTGATGCTTTTGTAATAACATTAGCGGAAAATCGTTGTATTTGTTGACCATCAAAGTTTAAAGGCCCCGTTAAAGTATCGCCTGCGCGGTCCACTTTACTACAAACATCTGTATGTAACGAAGTAAAATTACCGTTAATAGTAGCTAACGAATTACCTATACATTCTGTTGCAGGTATATTTGAAATAGCAGTACAAGACATATGTGTGTAAATTATTTATACTATAAATTAGCTTTTACAATTCGGATCAAAGTAATTTATTAGTGTTTCGTAATTTGCCCAAAGCTTATCAATACAACGGTTTATAACAGTAGATGTAACAATTTCGTTTTGCCCTACTGTAACCTCCTCTTTACTGTAAATAGGTGGCACGTATGTATTGCATTTATTAGTATTTTTATAGAATATGGTATGTCTCATAAATTCTATATCATCCCATAAGCGTTGAAACGATTTATTATAGACCCAATTCTGTACATACTCTTCCTTATTAATTAGTAACTGTTCTTTTGACCAGAAATTATCCGGTAGAACGCCTTTATTATGTTTTAATATCATTAAGTCAATATCTTTGTAGATATTATCTTGAAATGTAACCAATAAATTTCTATGCTCATCATGATATAGAGCTTGTATACCGCTTAACCCTGGTACTGTGTTAATTATCTTACTAGCAAAAACACCTGTTCTAAAATACTTTAAAACTATGTCATCAAACACTATATACATCATTTCTCTTTTATAGTTATTTGTTATTTTTTTAGGTGTTTGGGTTGTATATTGACTAAACTTATAACTATAAATAGGTGTACCTGTTAGTGTGATAGATGATGTACTACTATTATAAACGTAGACACCGTTATTAGTTAATACGTGACAGTTACCACTTACATCGACTGACATACTAATAGGTGGATTACTATACCCCATATTTACATCATCGATAATTGTTTGCGCCCAAGCACCTGTATTTGTATATCTCTTTATACAAGCGTTACCTGTATCTGCGACCCATATATAATCAATATTATCAATATGTAAATCACTCGGTTGATTAAATCTTGTAGATGATCTTCTACCTCCAAACCCGCCCCATGTAGTAAACGGTTGTTCGTTATTAAGCGGTATTGCCTTACTGTTTAAGTAACACGCTATTTTATTTAACCCTTTATCTAAAACGTAAATTTTATTTTTACTATCAATACCTATACCTTGTATATTAACATAGTTAAAACCAGTACTGAAAAATAATCTACCGTCAAAAAGTGTTGCTTCATAATTAGATGAAAGAACCTTAATTTGCGTAGATGTTGTTAGATATATAATATTATCCTTACTAACTACACCAGTATAATAGCAATCTTGTGTTACAGGTGTTGTAATAAGATTATTCCAGTTATCGTCAATATTAGGTATATTTACATGCCAGATACCAGTCGAACAAGGAGCACCTACAACAACATCAGGGCAATCCGCCAATCGAGGAATCCATGTAGCAGCATACTTATGACCGTTTTTAGTATCAGCCCATGTAATAGGATCTTTTGCGTTAACCGATTTTCGAGATCTCCAACTCCAAGATTCACAATATTTACCTACACAATTAGGATTAATACGAGCATTCGTACATGTAAAATCATCCCACTGTTTATTAGAAATAGACATATTGTTAAAAAATATTTATGAGGTACCTCCAGTTACAGTACCTGCTAATGGTGAATTTAGAACATGACTAATACCTACAATAGCACTACCGACCTGACTTGCACCTCCTCCAGCAGCACCACCTTTAATAGAACCATTTTTATTGTTAATTGTAGTATTTTCGTCAAGTAGTATTGCGGTACCACCGTTGTAGTAATAGCTGAGTGTTACCGAACCGTTACCACCACTAGCACCAGACCAATATAACGGTCCGGTTCTATCAAAAGCCGAAGCGCCTTGACCGCCATTACCACCACCACGACCACCTGTACTACTTGAATGGTCACCTGTACCTGCACCACCAGGGGAACCATCAGCACCTTTAGTAACGTTACCAGATCCACCACCGCCACCGCGTCCTCCAGAATAATCACTACCACCACCACCGCCGCCACCGCCTCCGGCGACTAATGTTGTGGTACCGTATTTTACATATGTAGAACCACCTGAACCGCCATTATTTACAGAACCTCTTTTTCCTCCAAGGCATGTACCACCAGATCCTACCGTAATAGTTACTGTTTCACCTGGTGTAACCTCAATAGTACCTGATGATGTACCACCGCCACCACCACCGCCACCAGCACCACCAGCATCCACTTCTTCAGCAGAACCACCAGCACCGCCAGCTCCAACAAGCGTTACAGAAATACTACCTACATTTTTAAGTACCTTCCATGTTGTACTGTTAGCGTATGTTGTAGTAGAAGAGGCTCCTTGCGCTCCAACAATCGTGCCGCTATTGTTTAAGGTAAGAGTGGATATTGAAGGTAAAGGTTGAAGGTTCATAGCAGGGCTTGATGTGTCCTGACTCGCAACAGTTACACCCGGCCACACATTTACTATTACATCAATAGCGATCACCTGATCCCAGTCTCTCAGAATAAGCTCATTCATGAGACTGAAGTTGTAAGTGTCTTGTTTTACATCAATTATATATACCGGCTTTGCAAAAACATTTACGTGTGTAACAGTTTCAACTACCGGTGCTTGAACCGGTTTAGGAGCTACAACAATAGGAACATTATTTGTTGCACACGATAGTTCTGTCCATGTTAGTCCAAAAGGATTAGTTGTACAATCTTGAGACTGCCAGGTAAGACCTGTTGCAGGAGCTGCTGTTGTATATAATGCAGTACCTAACCAACCAAATGATTCTGCTGTAGTGTTAGGGTATACGTAACCTCTACCTTCTAAGTACAATAAATTGTCGTATATTTTAGTTAGTATACTATTAATATTATCCGCTACAACATTATCGTTTGGAGCTATTAATGGTTCATCAGGGTATGGTATAGTAAGAGCAGAGTCTTGTGTTATGAATTTAGATTCATCAATTTGATCGTACTCATTAACTATAGTTACTATATTTGTAAATGTTTGAGTTACAGAACCTATAACACCATAACCGTAATCAATAGTACCTGTAACAGTAATTGTTTTAGGTCCTGTAGATTTATACTGCACAGTGAAGTTATTAACAACATTCTTACCGGTATAAATTGTTGTAGGTATATCTGAATCTCCAAAATCAATAGTTAATTGAGTAAGGAAATTAGCACCTTCTATTAAGTTCTGAAAGAATATACTTTCACCTAATTTAACATACCTATTAGGAGTGTAGATTCTTATTAACGGTGTACCGTAAATATTAAAAGATGTTGTAGCTTGTAATAAGGTTGTTTTATTTTGCCAATCGTTTGTAAATGTACCTAAATTGTTAACGTTACATGTTACACTTTTAGTTACGGTTAAATTAGCATGGGTTACGGTTCCTGGAGGAACTGTGTAGTAAGCCTGAGGTAGATTTCTATCGACTCTAAGGTTGTATTTATAAACATCCGTTACACCATAAACCACGCCCGGCCATACGGATGTTGAAAGCGTCCAGAAATTCGTATCACCTAAACACTGAATAGGAGATGAATTTTGACTGCCATCAACAAGAACTGCGCCTTCTTTTCTCCACTTCTTAGGGAACGCTCCCGATCTCATTGTTGTTCTCCAAGAAGAAGGATGATTTACAAATGAAGAATAATTAGTATCACAGTTTGTAAAATTACCCCACTTCCATACTAAACCATACTTGTCATAACAAGGGTCAGTAGTTATCTCGCCACATAGCCCTGCTGTAAATGTAGCAGTAAAATACGATATACTACCATCAGGGCTTAAGAAGACATTTTGCGATGTTATACCAGGATTAAATATTGTTATAGTCGCATCGTACGGTACTACACTAATACTATTTCTAAATGTTGTATTAGTAGGTAATAGGTTACCGCTAAAATCAACAGTAGTTATATAATACGGGTAATAAAAAGGCGTACCGTTATAATCGTTATACCCAATAATAGGAGCCGATGACGGTATTGTAGTGTTACATACTTGTAGTGTTATAGGTATAACAGGGTAGTTGTATAACGCTGAAGTAATAGATACACTATTAGTATTACTTTGTAAATTACCTGCTACGTTGAATATACCAGTATTGTTATTACCTACACTCCAGATGTAGTTAGTCATACTATCGACATAACGAGCAGATAAGTTTATAACTTCTGTATGACCTTCACCGTAAAAACATACACCAGGGCTGTTAGTGTAATTTGTTGCATCAAGTACTTCATAACTTACACTATTTTTAAAATGATATGTCGGGTATGCAGCGAAATCAGCAACAGGAAACGCATTTATGAAATGCGCATCCATCCTCTGAAGGTTTATAATATGCGGCGTAAAAAAGCCTGTTAAAGCACCTACACAGGATACAGCAGATACAAATACTTGTAACGAACAAACAGTAGGAGTACTACAGTTAAAATTAGGATAAGCGAGATTAAATTCAGCTATTGAGTTATATTTAAGATGAGATCTATTTAAAACAATGTCTGTTGTGAAATACCAATCTTTTAGTTTTGTTTTTAAAGGAAAATAACCTGAACTTAAATTTACTGTGATAGGAAATGGTGTTGTACTTACTAACCGATAGAAACTAGTATTACGGGTTGTACTTTCGTAATTTACTAAAAAATCAGCATTTAATCCTGGAAAATTGTCATACGTAACGGTTATAGAAGAACTCGAACCTCCTAAGTACCAATTACCGCAAACACCTGTTAGCGATAGATTGTATAATGTACGGGTAGGTATAGTATCTTCATTAGGGCCTTCAAGAGGTACGTACGTAGGGTCATATGTATCAGTAGAAAACTCTACGACAATAGGTGTAATACTATCAATAGATAGCTGTTGATCGAATGTATAAGGTGTACGGTTTGCCCCTACATAAGCTGAAAGAGCACCAGGCGCTGTTGTTATATCAATAGCCCACTGACCTGTATATACATTAGTTATATTAGTTGCCTTAAAAGGTAAAAATACATCAGGGCTACCTACAATCGGATTCCAAACAAGTGCAGCCGTTAATGAACGTACAAACGGTTCATTGTTAAATGCAATCGCTGAAACTAATACACTGCTTAATGCTATAGACATTCTTAGTAATTATTTAAACTAAAATTATACCCATTCAATAGAAAGAAGTTCAGTATGACCGGGTTTTGTTTGTTTTGCTACTGATCTTATATAATTCTCAATAATAGCACGTGTGTTAGGATCTTGAATCTGGGTACCGGTTATTTTTAAATTAAAGTAATTACTCTTACTACCGGGCATTTTATGCTTAAAGAATCGATCAATCTTTTCAACGTATTGTAAATTAGCTGTATTTATATCCCATGTTAGATTTTGACCTACAACTTTTGAACGTAAGAAATACTGAATAAACTCACTAGGTAAAGCGTAATCGTATATTTTTATATTACTAATCTGACCGTTAAAGATAATTGCAGTTGAATTAATTTCTTTATTAATGTTTGTAGCTTTACCGTTAGGACAACCGATGTATATATCGTTTTCACGTTTATACGTTATATCAACATTATAAGGTATATGGAGGATATCTCTTAATGTTTTATCTACATATAATGATAATGTATGATTATTATATATACCTGTTATTAAATACCAAGAGTTATCAATAAAGTATTGTACAGGTATAGATAACGTATACCACTTATAAAAACTCTTATAAGGTGTTTCAGGTGTGATATCAGCCGTAGCTATTTTAAACTGTATTTGAGGATTGTTGTCGTACACAACAGGGTTACATATACGGCTCCATTCATACCCTGTGAAGTCACCTTCACCGGTGTAACTTAACCGATTAACATCAATAGGGTTAGGACTATTAGGTACTATATCAACACTATCATTTAAAAATATAGTTCGAACAATATTACCTTTTAGAGTAGTTACAAATAATATTTTATCAAAATTTTGATATATTAATGAATACCAAGTAAATGCATTTTTAGAACGATCATAGTTACGTATAAAGCTTACGTTTCTCTCCGTAGATCCATCTATATGTGAACTACCAACAGCAAATGTATTAATAGTATTATAGGTAACAGGGTCAACAACTACTACCTGATTAGTACCGTTTAGTACCCAGATATTACTATCAGGATCTACAGCTAATTTAGTAGCTGAAGTAGGTAATACAGAATAATAAACACCGTTAACGCGTAAAGTTCCGTCTAACTGTATAACCCACTTTTGACCGCTATTATCGTATAATACGTCAAGACAGTTATACTCCCGATGTATGATACCTTCATTATTCAAACAGAGCTTTTGATGTGCAACGTATGCATTACCAGTTATAAAACTAACAAAAGTGAGATCCTTATCGAATACATACTGCCCTTGAGTTGTATACATAAAGATATTATTATCTCTATCTACAGCAAAATGTTTCGGTATACCACTTAACGGTACATAGGCGTTTTGATCATCATGAGGAAAACTAATAATATCACCATACGAATTAAACTTAGCAAAATATTTACCTTTATTGTTATCGACAGAACCGTCAAGTACAAGTATTTCTCTTTCACCGTTTAGTGATATCTGAATAGGACTCGCTGTAAGTAAAGGATTTGATGCAATAGGTTGATCAAGAAATGAATATGCTTCGTTATTAAAATATAATATATGACCGTATGTATTTTCAGGTATTACAAAATAGGGGTAGTTGTGTAGGTTATTATAAAATATACCAAAACCGCTTTCATAATAGTTACCAACTAATTGACTACTTTGTGCATTAGCCCAATCATTATGTTTAACAAAAAAGTTAAATGTAAAATTACCAGTTAAGTTATAGTTATCACTATACAATATTCTAGCGTTAATAAGATCTTGGTTTTCAAAATCAAGATACACACCTGACACGTAGTTAGTATCTGTGTTATAACCTTGCCAATCAGGGTTATAGTTATCAATATAACCTACATTATTATAAATAGATTTATCTAAAATCGTAGATGTAAACGTATCTACTTGTAGTCTTAATTTATCTTTATTATCTCCTGCTAACGTATCAACAATAAAACTAGAGGTATTTTCACCCATGTGGTAGTACTGATATAGTACACCAGGTTCAAGTGTCATTTGAGAAGGTATATCAACAAACGCTGGGTTAGAGTTAATATACGAAAGAGAATCCATAATAGACGTAATACCGTTTAAAGCTTCGTCGTACGCTAATCTACCCGGATTATAATAACGATCTAACCAACGAGGTGTCTCACCGGTTAGTGAACATAACCAGCTACATAACCATGTGCCGTCTTGAATACCTGTATTGTACCCCCAATTGGTATGTTGACCATAATTGCCTTGCTTTTTAAGAATACGGTCGGATGCTGCAGGAATAACACCCGGTTCAGCACCATCTGCAAATAAAGTACTTTCAGATAATTTTGCAACTGTAGTAAAAAACGGTACGTGAAAATATGTGTATTGATCTCTCGTAAAAGTTATTTCAGTAGTACTAGCACTATATCCTAAATGGATATTCTCATAACCATCGGCTTGATTTGTACCAGAAAAAATTCTGTAGTAGTTACGCTGTTGAAGATTATCCATTGTTGTTATTTAATTTTAAGCAATATTAAAGCTAGTTGTTACTGTTGGTGCAGCTGTGTATAAAGCACTACCTGCTTGATTAGCTGCTAGTACAACTCTACCTGTACCTGTCATAGTAATAGTATTACCACTAATGGTCGCCGGGCCTGATTGTACAGTAACGACGACAGGTAAATTAGAAGTAGCTACCGGTATTGTAATGTTAAACGGTATTACAGTATACAGTTGATCATCTACACTAAAAGGTGCTATAGCCTGGCTAGCCTGTAAGATATCGAATGAAGTAGAGTATGGTGCAGCAGGATAAAAGTCAAGATTACCATCTTGTGTTGCGATTATTGTAACTGTACCAACCCCTAACGTATGTATTGTTGTACCGCGTACGTAAACGGGTCCTATAGCGCTTAACGATACAGGTAGTTCTGATGTAGAGGTAGGGGTAGGTATAGTGAATGGAGATGTACTAAATTCTCTACTTGTTATTCTAAAAGGATTAATCAATTGAGGTATTTGAGTAGTTCCAGGTGCTGTTACAGGTACAACAAAATTCGACGTAACAGTAGTAGGTATATATGAATTATCAACAGGAGCAGGTCCTCCGCCTGGTGTATAATCAGTTTTTAAGTTAGCTATATTAATATTTGCAACCCCTGTGTTAATAGCAGTATCGTATGGAAAATCGACAAGAAAGTTAATTGCGTTATCGTTAATAGTTTTATTAACTTCAATACTTTTATTACCTGCAGCACTTTCATTATCCATATAATACGTAATCCATTTATTATTAGGTAAATGTCCGTAACTTATTTGGTTTACAGTTAGATCTGTTACAAGAAAAATATAATCATTTACAACACTATTATTCAATATCACTCCTGTTGCTCTTAATGTGTTATCAATTGTATTAATTGATAGATATCTCTTTTCTCCTGTAACGATATAATTGTATATAGTTGCGGTTCCGTTTGTAAAATTACAATAAAACTGTTGTCTATAAGCGTTATCACCTACAAGAGGTATACTATTTGCTCTTACTGTATAAGGGTAATAATCATCAACCTGTAAATAGTTACCGTTAATAACTATTTCCGAATAACCTGTACCACGTACAGGGTTTATATAAACTAAATTAGGTGTAGCAGATAATTTAACTGTATCAGTAGAACCATCATGCACTAAATAGTAGCTTTGACTATAACTAGATTGTAGATAAACAGTACCAGGTATTTGATTTATATCAATGCTTTGATTCGTTGAAAAAAAGGTACTAAGACTAATAGCTGTTGTTAAAGCAAAACACGAACCTTTATTAATAGAGACGTCCTGATAGTTTTGTAACCCGTTAAGTTTCTTAAAACTTAAACCGTCATCATAACTCACAACTTCAGAGTTTAACGGTTCATTAACGTTATACTGGTACTTTAGCTCAACTGGTTGAAGAGCTGTAAAAGGTATAAAATTAACACTAGCCATATGCTAGTATTATTTAATTCTAAATTCTACGGCTTACTAGGTAATACAATATTAAAAGGATCAGTATTATTTTGAGGTAATTCTCTTAAAGCTTGTCTATAAGCAGTATAAGCTGCTTTAGTAGCATCATCTAGCTGTACGTCAGGTAATTGTGTCCAGTCTGTTTGCTTCAAAAGATCATCTCGTAGTTGTCTAATTTCAGCCCATTTAGAATCAACAGTTACTGTATTTGTAAAATAATTTAAGTTCATATTAGTAATATGTCGGCTTTGTATAAGCTGTATTGTTATACGGTGATGTTAATGTGTATAAATCTGTGAGATTTAAGAATGTGTTACCCGCATATGGTGCTGAACCACCTCTAGCCGTACCTAAATTTGCAACCGAACTTCTAGCAGGCTGCTGCGCGTAAGTAGGTATACTAATATTCGAGCTGTTTACTACGTTTGAATTATATGTTACTATTCCTCCATTTACAACAGCAGAATTTAGTGCAGTATTATTAGCAGTTGTTGAACACCAGAGTGTACACGGATAAAATATCGAAGGCTGGGTATAACTTGTAACACTCGGTCCTTTATTAATGTGGTATGTCCAGTTAGAAATGTAATCACTTATTTGCGCAACCTGGGCAGTTTGATCAAGAATAATAGCAGGTATGTTTTGTTTATTATTACTGTAACCAAGCGCAGAGCTTTGATCAAGTGCGCTTGTTGAAATTGTTAAGTTATCTTGTAATACGATACCGCCGGTTGTTAATTGGTTACTACGACTAACAGAAAACACACCATACGGTAAGTTAATTTTACCAGCTAATATAAGATTACCTTGAAGACCGGAACCTCCACCCGTTGTGTAGACGAAAGCGTCATATGACCAGTTAGAGAAAAAAGCACTACCTCCGTCGTTGTCAAGCTTTACACCGTGACCAACATTAGAAGGTGTTACTGTATTAATACCATATAACACAAAGCCGTATCCAGGAAATGACATAACAGGAGAACTATCGTTAGTACTTCCTGGATCTCTTAAAGGTGAACCACTCGCGTAAACTCTAGCTTTTTGATCAATATTTAAAAATCCCCAATTAAAGCATCCGCTTCCACCTACTGCAACTGTACAGTTACGGAATGATATACCAGCCTGTGAGTTAAACTCTATAGCTGTACAATCAGCGCCATTTGTTATTACCTCAAAACATATATTGTATACACTAGCGTTAGGTGTGTTAAAGTTAAAACTTCTTACACCTTGATAGGCACCTCTACCTGTAGGATAATTATCAGGTAAAAATTTTAACCAGTTATTTGCGTTTGTACCTAAATTTCCACCTGACCAAACCCCGGTAGTACCGTTATATGTTGGAGGTGTTAATACAGCAGATGTATCATGGTAATGTCTTCTTGAAATCCTTCTTGGAGCTTCGTTATAATAGCGTTCTGTTTTCCACTGATTAATACTAGACCTATAATATCGTGCAAAAACGTTTGTTGCACCTTGCGTATAGAGAGATGTTCCCCAAGGAAACCCACTATAAGGTGAATTAGCAACATTGTATTGATTATTAAAACAGTAAATACCCGCTAAAAGACCGCTACCGGCACCAAAGGCTGCATCAACTTGGGCTTGGGTAAAAAACTGACCTGTTAATTGATTACCAAAATTACCTGCAAGCTGAGACTGCCCGTTAGGAGACGGGGTACCTTCTATAGTATTTTCGTCAATATAAATTGTACAATTACTTGAAAAATTATTATTCGCGTAATTAGCAGCTCCTGTAAATGTTTTAAAATACGGCTGTAATGTGTCTTGATCATTACCGGTTGTTACCTTAACTCTTGTTACCCATTGATCATCTGTTGCAGCGCCTGCAGGGGAGCTAGTATCACTAGGACGGACAGCTATAACAGCCGCTGGAGCTGATTGAGTTGCAAGCTTAACACCTCCTGCTCCTAGCTCTAGACCACCACCTGTAGAAAAATTTATACCTAATTGTCCGTTTGTTACAGTTAACGAACTATCGTAAGGTAAGTCATATGAAATTGTATTACCTGAATCCGTTAATACGATAGGTGAGTTAGCAGATAAGGTTTTAACTTGTGTATTATACCCTGTATTTGAAGCGTATGTTTGAGATTTAACAAGAGAGGTTCCTTGTGAAGTAGCGTTTGTTACAGTATTTATAAACGCACCACCAGGTACTTGATATGTCGTACCTGATCTTGCCATAGGGATAGCATCACCTATGTCTATTTTATTATCAGGAGAAGGTGTAAGATCAGAAATTTTTACGCCAGGCATATTATATATTATTTATACTAAGGTACAAAAATTAGATCACCTTCGTATTGACCACCAAAGTCTTCTGCGAGAACAGCTGTTAAAGGCTGAACACCTGTATACTCTTCTACAAGATATCTTTCAGCAATATCCGGCGGTGGTGCTGGAGGTATATAAACACAATTAGGACTGTAAGCAGGCGGATACCCTACCCCGTTATTACCCCGATAGATAGGCATCGCTAATGCTGTCGTATCTTTTAAAGGATTACTAGGTGTATTTGTATGTGTAGCATTAGTAGTTGCATCAGACTTAAATCTGTTAAATGCAATACCACCATCTACTTCAAAAGCATATAATACACCGTTAGGTGTGTTTCTAGCTTTTAATAATTTAATATCTGCCGAACCTGTAGATCTAAACAGCACCGGGCCTATTTTAACAGAGACAGAATCAGTTGTACCTGTAGAACTTGCATACGCTGTTATAGACGGGTAAAACACATTAGCATTATTAATATTATGAACATATGCGTGTAACGCATCAAAATTACGAGGGTCTAAAGGATCGTCACTAAAAATGTTATTATTTGTAAATATAGTTGAATTAGGAGGTGTGTACCGTTCAACAGTAACAACGCCTGTACCGTCTCCGAAATCCCAATCAATTCTATCTATTGGAAAACTACCAGGTATACACGACCGTGGCGATAAATGCACGTTAAACGGTGATGTACCTGAAACAGTATTATAAATGTTATTATTGTTTATACAGACGAGGCCTGCTTTAGGAGGTAATTCAAATACTTGTATTATAACATTACTTACTGCTGTACCGTGATCGGTGTTTATAACTGTATTAACTTTTGCATCTGTATCTGTTGTACATGTAGCTGCTTTAACTTGTCCTTCCTGACCGTACCATTTTTTAGGATATTTACCGGTACCGCTCGTATCTTCCCATGTATAAGGATTGCCACCACCGTTTGATACTGATTGTAGATCATACCAATCCCAAAGACTACAATAACGATCAAAGCATCCTGTTTCACTTGCCCAGTGTTTAATGTAGCGTTGTTGACCAGCAGGTAGAGTCGTATTACAACCAAGTTGATCCCACGTTAGAGCAGTTGCAAATCCCTTTTTAAGATTATCCCAATACCATTGAAAACCGTAGATACCTTGACAGTATGTTAGAGTAGGATCGATAACCTGTAAAGTTTGTGTTCGGGTATGGTTTAAATTAACAACATATATACCAGGCATAATATATGTATGCTCTACATTCATAGGGCAGTTTATAGTGAGAGAGTTAGACCGTATATTATAATAATCTCCAAAATTCCACGAATAACTATCCTGATAAGTTGTATCGGATCCTGCATCATAACTTGAATTGTTACTAAATATAACTTTTAACCCTGGTGCGTAACCTGTTATAACATTTGTGAAGCTTGTTACATAGGTAGATGTTCCTGCTTTACCTCCAAAAGGTACTCCCTTATCCCAGGAATAATTTAAAGGTACAGTTTGACCCGAAACCACTGAAAAAGCTGTATTCATTAGTGCTATATTTACTTAAGGCCTAAATATATTAGGTTCTCTTTAATTAGTTATAAAAATATCTTAAATATATTTAGAATGTCTGCCTCTTTTAATACATTATTAACTAGCGATCCGAATAACCCTACATATAATTTCGGTATAGCTGAGACGTATTCATATGTACCTGTACATGGTGAAAGCTTAAACAGACCACTTTACGCTCGGGCCTCTTATTTAGTTAACCCAGGAGATATAAATTCTAACCCTCCTATCCCGGGTTTTGCTATTCCTACATACGATACTATAGTACCTACATATTACCCTGGTACTACTAACTACCGTCAAATAAATTATTCATATCATGGAACTCTTGTAGCGTCTTTAAGTTTTAGTTATTTGGATGCTTCCACTAATGGTTCACCTTTCTCTGGAGCTGTAAGACTCGTTTAATATCATGCCTTATACCTTTAATCCATTTACAGGTAATTTTGATGTAACAACATCTGATACACCTTCTGTACCGTTAAGCAGTTATTTACCTCTCAGCGGTGGTATTGTAAGAGGTAACTTATCAATTGCAGGCAATCTATCTGCTTCAGGTGTAACAACATTCTTTTCTACAACCTATACAACAACAACATCTCTATCTGTTAACTCAACAGGTCCCGGTACTGCTGTTTATGTATATAAAGGTCCTATAGGAGGACCTGTAGCAGTTTTTAATTCTTCTACAGGTAGTAATTTACTTTATATCGATAATAACGCTACTTCGTCTAATACTGGTATTGTTGGTATTAACACAAATATACCGAATAAAGCTTTAACAGTTGTTGGTGATATTAGTGCTACAGGTAGTATCAATGCTAGCACGATAAGTGTTAGTGGTAGTAGAGCAGCACAAGGTGCTCCAAATAACTACGATAGTTCAACCAACGGTTATTCTTTCGGTACAGATGGAGATACAGGTATCTTTAGTCCTATTATTAACCCAACTATTAATAACAATAGTGGTAACGGTGTTGTTTCTATATTTGGTAATGAGCAGGAATTATTACGCGCTGACGCTCCAAACGCTTTAGTTACTATCTTTAGAAAGATATCAGGTACTAACGCTCTGTTTAATACAGTTACAGGTACACACTACGGTGATGGTTCTAATTTAACAGGAACATATCCTGCTAATCAGTTAAGCGTAAACTCACTCGTTACTAATACAAGTGGTAGCTGGAATAGTGCTTATACTTCTACAACTGCTATTAATCTCAGTACAGGCAACTGGAATAATACAACTAATCAAGTTAATGCAAGTTCCTCAAAATGGAACGCTGCTTACAATTCAACAGTAGCTATTAACCTTAGTACAGGTCTTTGGAATAATGCTGTATCTAATCTTGATAATACATATACAAAAATTATCAATTCACCTATAGTGTACGGTTCTGGTACAAGTTCAATACAACCTACTAACGGTACAAATAATTCTTCAGGTTATTTTACAACTATTAATGGTGGTATACAAAACGCTGCATCAAATAACTTTTCAGTAGTTGGTGGTGGTACCACTAATAAAGCCTTAAATGATTATGCTGTAGTAGCAGGTGGTGGTAGTAATTGTGCTACAGGGCCTTCTTCATCTGTTCTTGGTGGTCAAAGCAATACAGCATCTGGTCGTTATACTTCAATTGGTGGTGGATGTAGTAACGTAGCAGGAGCTGATAATTCTTATATTGTAGGCGGGCAAAATAACATTACAAGTTATAATAACACATTTATTATAGGTTCGAACATAGCTACACCAGCTGCAAATTACACATATGTTAATAACATATCCTCTCAGGGGATAGTAGCTGCAAATGGCGGTAATAGTAACAATTGGAATAGCGCTTATTCAGCTACCTTAAGTTCAGGTACTTGGAACAATACAACTAATCAAGTCAATACAAGTGCTTCAAACTGGAATAATGCTTACGTTCTTGCAACAAGCTATCAAAATACATCTGGTTCTTTTGCTACAAATAGTTTAGTAAATTCTGCTTCTAGTAATTTAACAACAACAATAAACAGTGTTTCTGGTTCACTGTTTACAATAGTTAATAATGTTTCAGGTAACCTTAATACAACAATTAGTAATACATCTTCTCAGCTTGTATTAACAACAACTCTTCGTAACGTATCAAGCTCTCTTGTTACAGCAATTAATAATGTTTCAAGTAATCTTAATACAACAATTAGTAATACATCTTCTCAGCTTGTATTAACTACCACATTCGTAAATACTACAGGGTCGCTTATCTCAACTATTAATAGTGTTTCAGGTAGCCTTAATACAGCTATTAATAGTGCGTCCTCGCAATTACTATTAACAACAATATATCAAAACGCTTCCGGTTCGTTTGCAACAAATAGTAATGTAAGATCTATTTCAAGCTCTATACTTTCAACAGTTAATAGTGTTTCAGGTAATCTCACATCTATTATCAATAGTGCCTCGTCGCTACTATTACCTATAACAACATATCAAAACACATCTAGTAATTACGTTCAATACACAGACATTAATAGTGTTTCAGGTAATTGGGATGCCGCTTATAGCGTAGCTACAGACTATCAAAGTGCATCTAGCAATTACGTACAGTATACAGACATTAATAGTGTTTCAGGTAATTGGGATGCTGCTTATAATAGATTATCAACTATTCCGTATACAACTTCTACAACTTCGATATTACCTGTTAGCGGTAGCAATACTGCTTCTGGTGGTTATAGTAACATACTTGGAGGTGTAGGTAACTACATTGAAGCAGATTGCGCATTTATCGGCGGCGGTCAAAACAACTGCATTGACGGTGCTCGTTCTGTTATCGTCGGTGGTGGTGGTGTTAATCCTGCTAATAACAACCCTCGAGGGGATGGTAACTATGCCGGTGGTACATATTCGGTAATTGTCGGTGGTGTAGGTAATTCTGTTCTCGGTGACGGTGGTATTATTGTTGGTGGTATTCAAAATACAGCATGTAACCATGCTTTTGTCGGAGGCGGTTTCAACAATACAGCTTCAGGTGACTACTCTTCAATTATAGGTGGTAGTAATAACTGCACTAACGGTCAAGCAAATACCTTTATTGTTGGTTCAAATATTACCGCTACTGCAAATGATTATACGTATGTAAATAACTTATCGAGTCAAGGTGTTGTATCTGCAGCGTATTTCTACGGTGACGGAAGCAACCTTATCGGTGCATCATTACCGGGTCAATCAGCTGTTAATACTGTTGTTAGAGAAAGCAGTGGTAACTGGAACAGCGCTTACACGTACTTGAACAGTGCTACAGCAAATACACTAACACTTAATAATTTATCTATCGGTGGTTCAATATATCTGCAAGGGTCAGCGTATGCTGTATCAACAAGTCAGTTAGTTGTAGGTAACCCTATCATATATCTATCACAAGATAACCCAGGAGACAGTTACGATATTGGTTTTGTAGGGCATAACGTTGTTAATAACACCTACAGTCATACAGGTCTGTTAAGAACTCACGGAGCAGGTAACCCAGGTACGTGGTATCTGTTTAGTAGTATGGTTACTGAACCAAGCAGTAACAACGTAGCAGGTAATAATAAAGTTATCGATACGCTCGTTGCTAATGTTTCAGGTGATGGCTCGAAACTCTTTAATTTAGACTCAACAAAGCTAACAGGTCTATCAGCTAATAATTGGAATAGTATTACTACCGCTTACCAGAATACTTCTGGTAATTTCTTAACTAATACTAACTTCTTAACCGCTTACACAAACAATACAACACTTAACACTTTAACAGGTAGTTTATTGCCAACTAGTACATATCAAAATACTTCAGGTGTGTTTGTAAAGAGTGATACAACAACCACAACATCGTCAAGCGCTGTTAAAAATATGGTTATATTACCTTATACTGTTTATACAGCTCCAGGCTTTACTGCAGACCCTAATACGGTTTATATATTAGTATAAATAAGATAAAAATATGCCTACATTTACTCCTACTTTAACGTGTAATCCTAATTATCCTTCTTATAATGTAGGACAAGCAGAAACAAATTCTTGGATACCACAGAGTAGCCCGGATGCTAATAGAGCTATTTTTGCGCGAGCAACTTATCTAGTAAATCCTCAAGATATTAAAGTATCCCTTTCTGCTGATAATATTAATGTTGATTTAAACAGTGTGGTATCTGAAATTAATACACTCAACGGTATATCAACTCAAATACCAGGGTTTGCGTTACCTACATTTACAAAATTTACACCTACATATTACGGTTCTACGAACAATTTTCAAACTGTTCAGTATTTTAATAACGGTACATTAGTAGCTACTCTGAGTTTTACATATGTCGGGGGTGTGCCTAATACAAACGACGCTCTTATTGAAAGCGCTACAAGAATAGTTTAATTATGCCGTATAAGTTCAATCCATTTACAGGTAACTTTGATTATACTACTGGTAGCGGTACACTGTCATTGCCTTTAACAGGGGGTATATTAACTGGTAGTTTATCAGTTAGCAGTGACTTAACAGTAGGTGGTTCTCTTTATTTGCAAGGATCATCATATACTGTTACAACAAGCTATTTGAGTGTTGCCAATCCTGTTATATATCTTTCACAGAGTAATCCCGGAGACAACTTTGATATAGGCTTTGTCGGTCACAATGTAGTTAACAGCGTCTACGGTCATACAGGTCTCCTGAGAACTCATAACATTGGTAACCCAGGGGTATGGTATCTGTTTAGTAGTATGGCTACTGAACCGAGCGCTAATTCAGTAGCTTCTAATAATAAGGTTATTGATACACTTGTTGCTAATGTTTCCGGTGATGGGTCAAAACTCTTTAATTTAGACTCAACAAAGCTAACAGGTCTATCAGCTAATTACTGGAATAGTACATATAATAATACAGTAGTTAGTAAACCTGAACTTGTTAATACTACCGGTGTCGGTACTGTTAAAAACATAGTAACAATACCGTATGTAACTTATAATGCAGGAGGTTTTGCAATTGACCCTAATACGGTTTATATATTAATATAATATGATTACCGATAATATTGTTAACGCTTTTGTTGGTACGTCTCCTATATCTGCAATATACGCAGGTAATACACTTGTATGGCCTTGTAATTTTATTAATGTTACAGCTCCTGCTACTGTTTCTACTCTATACACTGGTAAGTATGGGTTGAATATAGGAGGTACAGGTAGTTACGTAGTAACTAATACCTCTAATACATATAGATGTGGTACTAATATACTCAGTGGTGTTACACTAACAGTATCAGGAAGTAGTACGTCATTTACATCTACTGGGACATTAACAGCTGGTCCTTTAGGTATCGGTACATTAACAATGAGTAATAGTAGCGGGTTATCAGGTACTCATGGTATAACTACTACTCTCTATAATAAAATAAACATACCTACTGGTAATACGGTTAATTTTTACACCGGTGGAAATACTAACTCAGTATTTATTGTAGCAGGTAATCTATATGGCGGAGGAACTATAAACCATATAGTACCGAACGGTTTACCCGCTAGTAGTTACCCTAATCTATATCTTTCAGGTAATAATTCTTCTTTTACTGGAGTATTTAGTAGCTCAAATATATCTTACTCAAGATTAAAATTTACTAGTTTGAATGCAGGTAGTTCAGCCGCACGTTGGGTTTTTAATAACTCTGACCGTACTAATAATACCAATGAAGATTCAGTCGGGTTTGCCTTTAATACAGGTACTACTGGTACTATACGGTTAGGAACTTTAGAAGGAACAGGTAGTTTAAGAGGTGATACAACTAACGGTAATATTACGCTTGCTGTTGGTGAGTACAATACTAACTTTATTTTTAAAGGTCTTTTATCCAATAAAGGTGCTAGATTAAGCCTACTAAAAGTAGGAACTAGTACTATGACAATATCTAGTAATAATAACTACATCGGTGGCACAACGGTTGCTTCAGGTACTTTATCAGCTGCTTCAGGATATTCAACCGCTTTCGGTACAGGTACGATATTTGTAAGTGCTGGTGCTTATCTTTTCCAGGGAAGCACTACAAACACAGTAAGTGCAGCACCCGGAGCTATAGTAAACGGAGCTTTAATTATATAAAACCGTACCCAGCAGGGTTTGATACAATAACCTTTGTATCTGATGAAACATTATACGGTAAATCTATTAAGATGTTAGTTTCACTTGTTACGTTATAAGCTGAAGTCGGTAACAAAGTAGCATTAAAAGCAGGGTTACCTGCAGATAGTGAATGAGACGCTGAGAAGGGATTATAAAGAGTTGATATATCTGCAACACTATCACCTGATAGATATACAGCGTCGACATTAAAGAATGATTTACCTAAAACATCAAATGAGTTATTGAAGTAATTGTATATAACTCTCTTAGGCTGAGGTATAGCCGATATCATAAACTCATCAGTTATATTTGGATCAGCTGTATATAGAGTAGCAAGCTTCTTAGTGAGATTGTAGTCTGTATGTATCTTAAAGATGTTACCGTCAGATTCAGGCATTGCCTTAAATAGCCATCCTTTAAATGTAAAAGAAGTATCTCCCTGAACACGAGCTATTTGACTAGAAGGACCATCGGTAGGGTATTGGGAATTAATTGTACCAGACCAATAGACAGAACTTCTAATTTCATAATCAGGTACATTCGGTACACGCCAAGATATCTCGATATAAGGATCAAAATAAGGAGCAAAGTTTGTAATAATTTGATCGAAATCTTTTTGATAGCGAGTAAGAATTGACATATTAATAGTCAAATCAATAGGTACAGGCTGTAATAAACGATTGGAGAATCTACGATCTTGTCCTGCAATATAGGAACCTTTAATCTTATTAAAGACTCTGCTCTGATCTCTTGTTATACCTCCGTTAGAAACAGATACAACAGGTAGCTGAATGTTTTGTGCTTTATCGAGAAGATCTAGTAATACACGCTGTTTAGGTGCATATAGAAAACGTACCTTAATTTGATCTTGTACATCTTTTTGATTGTTAAACCTCTTAACAATAATATTATCCATGGCAGACATGAACATGGTAAACATTGTTTCAAGTTCAAAATCAAAGGTATAATTTTCCATTTATATTATTTAAGAAGAATTCCATTGCATTTATTCATTCAAGACTGTAATATCGTGGCATGACATTTAATCCTAGAGATCACGCCCTTAAGCTAGCAGAAGAAAATGACAAGTATTCTCTTAAGAGAGCTATTAATAAGTTTCTTAGAGATAAATTCGATATCTATCACTATAAGGATCTTATACCTTTTCGTTACTGGATGCTCTATACTGAAAAGATCCGTCCTATTTGGTCACCATCTCATTCACGTATCCGTAAAGCAATTCCTCGTTCATGGATGGATGTTTCAACACTTATTGAAAATGTTAATTTTGAGTTTATTAAGTCGTTCTACGAAGAAGAATATAAAGCAGATACAGTAGACTGGGAAGCTTCTAGTGAAAAGCATGCCGAGTTTGCTCGCTGGCTTGAAGCATCGTACAAATATATTACTGATATACGTCCAACGCTTGAAAAGCAGATGTGGGATTCTTATCCACCAACTCGCTCTATTAGTGACTGTTTTTCAGATCTTAAAGAAGATAACTACGGACGTAAGTATTACGAGTGGATTCCTTCAAATGCAGATTACTCTGAGGTAAATCGACTTGAGAAGCTTATCGAAGATACTGATACGAAGCTACTTACTGAGTTTATTCAATACAGACAGTTCTTTTGGACTTGATATTACAGCGCTTCGATAGCGTTTATCGATCCAACGATTGTTGAAGGATCTGTTCCAGCAGCTACGAGTTTGGCTGTAAGAACAACTTTATCGGCATCTGTATAATTGATATTTGAACCCATGTTTAAGAAGTTCAAAGATGTCTTAACATCAATTGGGGAATTAGATGTGGCAAATCCAGACATAAGTTCAATACCCTGTGATGTAATAGATGTTGTAGCTGTATAAGCCCATTGTCTCGAGGACTTACCTATGTCAGTTGAAGCTGGTACACCAGAGAGACCTGGATTTAATAATAACTTCCATTGAACAAGAGATGAAGTAATCTTAGCATTACCTCCGGTATTGAGGTTAGCAGTATCAATAATATTCATCTGCTGAACTTGTAAATCAGATCTTTGATAAGGTTCACCTACTCTTAAACCAACACCAAGAATGGGTTGTTCTTTTCCAGCTGTTAGAGTAATTGGTGTAGTATTATAAGCAGCAACAAACGCAGGGTTTAATGATGATTCTGCTTCAATGTTAATTGATGTACCATCCAATGTCATTGTTGGGTTATATGACATTGCACTATAATTGAGGATTTCTTTTCTATCCATCAACGCTGGTGCACTTTCATATTGTAATCCTATTTGATTGGAGAAATCAAATTGATGTAGATAGGCTGGACCATTTGATCCATTGATGCCGAAATTAACTTTAGCTGTTCTACCACCATTAAACTCAAACCAAAGGGTATGAGCATTGTGGTAAGGAGTTGTAATAAATCTAGCATTGCTAACACTACTATAAACACCTGGGTCGATAACATATGTAGCAGTTAATGTACTAGTTGCTGTATTATTAGCTGCGATAAAGACAGCACCATTATAACCAGAAGGAGATACACCCGATATTGTTCCTCTTGTTCCAGGCTTTAATGCAGAGAGCGAACCATTTGAATAGGTAAATGAAGCATTGTAGACATTTCCATCACCAGTAATTGCAACAGGCCATCTATTTGTTCCACCAGTTATAGAACCAGAGAGGGATGTATACCAATTTTGTTTAGATGGACCATTTCCATCTAACTTATCAACATTGAAATTAGTTTGATTGACTCTTTCTTCAACTAATGTTCCATCAGCTAATCTTCTGCGAACAACAACATTGAAGTCTGTTCCAGATAACTCAAAGAACATACCATTGTAATTTGTAAATGTACCAACTCTCTTTATTGCCCCGGCATCCTGTCCATCAAAATTAACTGTACCAAGCCATTCGTGAGAAACACCAGGTCTTACCTTAAATCTTCTTCTTGATGCCCTTATTGCTGAACCTGTTAAACTTGGTCCAGATGTCATAGTAACAGAAGCTATATTCTGAACAAAGATGCTCGATGCACCAGTTGTAAATGATTCAATTATTCTTAAATCACCATCCTTATCGACAGATGATATATACCACCAAGATTGAGAAGGTGTTGCAACTTTAAGTCTGTTATTTGTATCAAGCTGAGGGCCACGATCAAATGTTACCAGCTGTGTACCAACTGGTGTTGTAGAAATTGAATTAGTAATAGTAACTGTTCCGGAAACAGGAAGAGTTACATTACAAGCAACTATATCAAAAGCACTTACTGGATTTGTAACAGAGACTGCTGTAATTTGATTTGTTAAACTAAACGAACTTACAGGGTTTAAAACTGTTACACTCGTACTTGTTAACTGATTAACAATCGACACAGCACTTACTGGGTTTAGAACCTGTACAGCAGTAATAGGATTATTAACTGTAAAAGAAGAAAGTTGATTAACTACACTAACAGAAGATACTGTATTGAGAATAGTAATACCGGTCAATTGATTAGTAACACTAACGGCTGTTAACTGAGTTGGAAAGTTTGTTACAGAAACAGCTGTAATTGGATTTGTTAAGCTAAATGAACTTACAGGGTTTAAAACAGTTACGGCTGTTACAGAATTCGTAACAGATATAGCACTAACCGGGTTTGTATTAAAAACATTTAACGCGCTATTTGTTACTGAAGTTAAATTACCTCTTGAATCTCCTATTGTAATATTATCAATAGTTGATTCAAAATCTTGTGTGTGCACATACATTGCGCCGACTGTTGTATTACCAACTGTTGTAATAGGTATAACCCCGACACTTAAACCTGTATCTAGAGGATCACTAATATGTATATTACCGATATTAAGATTGTTAGCAGTAAGACTAACAGCAATATCACCTAAGTTAGTAATATAGCCTAGCTTTGCAAACATCGGTCTACCCTGATTATTATCAATCGGTACCCATGAATAAGTCTCTGCTAAACCTGGGTTATAAGTAGGTGTACCGTTGCCACCAGTTAATATCGGGGTTAATATCGCCATCTACTTATATTTATGAGTAAAAGAATAAATATTAAACTATGACACTCATTGTTCCCTGCACAGGTACTAACGTTGCCCCGACATACGATTTAAACAAAATTACCTGGTCAGGTTTTCATAGTACGTCTGAGGAAGCAGAAAAGCATCTACAACATCAGCTTGATAAACTCTCAAACGAACACATAATAATAAGTGCTAAGAGCCAGTTCGTTAACAGACACTTTAAAGGTTATTTCCTTTATCGTTATCATGTTATAGTAGCACCTCTTAGTGCTTAATATGAACCCTATTTGCTATCTTGATATGGACGGTTTGCTTGCAAACTTGTTCGATACAATAGCGCATAAGTTATATCATAAAGATTATAAAGATATTACACCAGAAGAGAAGCAAGAAGCTAGAAAGATCTGGAAAGATAAACAAGAGTTTCACAATCATCTAGGTGATGTTTACGAGGTATTTGCAAACCTTGAACCATACCCTACTAATGACGCTTTAATAAGAAAAGTTATAGAGAAGTTTGGTTCTTTTAAGATTTGTTCTCATCCTGCGAGTATTGATATAGAAGAATGCAAGAAGGGAAAAAGTGAATGGATTAAGAAGCATATTATACCGAAGTACGGAAAGTATTTTAAAGGTGTTGAGTATCCTCAAAACAAATCAATTTACGCTATAAACGAAGATGGTACACCGAATGTTCTTATCGATGATTTCCCTCCTTATGTAGATGCTTGGAACAATAAAGGTGGTATAGCTATTAGATTACAATCTAGTCTTTTTAAATCAGATGAAGAAATAAGTAATTATCTAGATCAAGAGTTTAGCAAGATACCTATGAAAGAAAGCTTTAACAGTATAGTCGGTTCAATTCTTGTAGAAAATTCTGTAAGCGATGCAGTGTTTAAGCTAGCTATAGAAGATGCTATAGTATGTATGATTGACGATTACAAAGAAGACGATGACGAAGACAATTTTGATGTCTGGGATCGAATACTAGATAATATGCAGACAGATAAGAAGCTTTTAGATGATGTATATAATAACTCGTTAAACGTTTTAAAAATAGAAAAAGAAAAAGGACAAATAAGAGATTATTCAGAGGATGACTTCTGTAAATACTTTGCTAAACATTACACTTATAAAGAACCTATGAAGAGATATGTTCTAAAGAAGTCCATTATTAACAAATTAACACCGAAGACAAAAAATACTTTTAAGGGGTTAATAGATATAATCTAGTTGCCGTTCATTTAAAAGCCTCTAATATAAAAATTATGGGTATGTTCGATACAGTCTATGTGGAGCGCAAGCTCCCTTTAACTAAAGAAATTAAAAAAGCCTTTCCTAATAAGGATTGGACTAAAGTAGACTTCCAAACTAAAGATTTGGATAATACAATGACTGCTTACCATATTAAGAAGAATGGTTACCTCTACACTGAAAAGGTAGAAGGAGAGCATATCCGTACAGTAACAGAAGAGGAAGAAGCAAAACTTAAAAAGCAAGGTAAGTGGTGCTGGCCTTATAAGTTTGTAGAAACTAGCAGAACCTCAGTAAAGAAACTAATCACCGACACAATCAACTTCTATGATTATAGAGAAGATGAAGAAGGTAATACCTGGGATATCGAGTTTGATGCTGAGTTTATTAAAGGTAAGCTTGTTTCTCTTGAACTCGTAAAAGGAGAGATTTCTATTACAGCAGAAGAAAACCAAGCTCGAGAGGTAAAATGGCAGAATGAATGGCTTGCTTATGAAAATCATCCCTGGACTAAAACTAAGAAGTTTCTGAATAAGATTACTTTTAATCGTTGGTCTAAGTTTTGGTTCAAGGTTTCTAGAGGAATTTATTGGGCTCAGCAAAAGCTCTCTAAGCTTCAAATTTGGGTTAACCGTAACGTTGCTTAATGAAGCAGCCACCTATTGATATAATTGTTCAGGAGATAACTGATAATATTTTTCATATTATTATTAAAGATCAATATGATCTTACAATGACGTTTTGTAGAGCGCAGGAGTTTTACGAATCACCTTTAAAAGCAATTCGTGGTAAGAAATTCACCATGATTGAGTTCATGCGTATGTACGCCAGACATAATGGTTATACAACGTTTACGTATCCAGATGACTGGGCAGGGTTTAATATTCCGGGTAAAGTACTTACCGAACACTTTCGTTTAGGTATTGATGATCCGAATACTTACGATAAGGTATTGAACGATATATACTTCCGTGCAAAAGAAAAAGTAGGTAGTGATAACTTCTATTTTATTGGTTCAAATGGATTAAGCGAAAGCACTCTAGATCATGAGTTATGTCACGCTTTTTATTATCTAGATAAAAATTATAAGAAGAAAGTTAATAATATACTCAAAAAGCTAGATAAGAATGTTAAAGATACAATTTATAAACATCTTATTGAAATGGGGTATTGTAAAAAAGTTCTTTTAGATGAACTCAATGCTTATATGACAATTGATTCAAAAGATATTTTGAACTTAAAATTTAATAAATCTGAAGTAAAATCTATAAAACAAACTTCGAAAGCTCTTAAAGAGATTTTTCTATCGTATTTTAATGAAAATAATTGATAATATTTTACCCGAAGAGGAATTCGCAATACTTGAACACAAAGTAATGGGTAAGTTTCCTTGGTACTTCGGAAGAAAGGGTAACGGCTCAGAAGAAGACAATTTGTTTCTGTATAGCTGGTTTCATATTATAACCGGAGGTCTTACCTGGGTAGAAGGTGAACAAGGTATATTTGCTAGAACAGTTTATAGGATTTTACAGCTTGCTGGAGAAAACGTTAAAGATGTTTTTAGGGTGCGTATGATTTTAAACACTGCAACAGATAAACCATACAATGCAGGAGCTCATGTTGATAGGGACGGTAACCATCGTACTGCTCTTTTATACATAAATGATTCTGACGGTCCAACTATAATCTACAATGAAAGAGAAAGTGCTATAACGCCTACAGATTTCACTGTACAGGCAGAAGTACTACCTAAAAGGAATAGACTGTTATGCTTTGACGGTCAACAGTATCATGCAGGTACTACACCTACAACAGTGCCTAGAAGAGTTATAATGAACATTAACTATTCAGTTGAATAAATATAGTTAGAATATAAACTATACATAGTTCTTTGAAATTATGGGGGCGTACTGGATTCGACTTATAATCGAACTTTGTATTGCACGCAGTGGTTGATCTGATGGCCACTATAAAATCAGATTAAAAAAACTAAACGCAGAAGACAACACTGATGCGCTCTTAGCTGAAGCTGAGTATTGTATTAATCACGCCGACGAGATCCTCGCCGGTGTTGAGGACGAATACCTCCTCGCAGCCTAAAAACTAAGATTGGATCCTATTAAAAATCTTAGGAGCTTAAACAATAGGTTTGGTGGGTCATCTGAGCCAATAAAATAAACGGTGTCTGGAACTGAGTCCTAAGTACAACTCAGTAGGTAAGGAAACAAACATAAGGCCGGTAAGCCACGACAACCTATTTCAACCAAATGTCAAAATTACCTAAGCGTGTAGAAGTACAGACTTAACATTATAAACACAGGGGTTCGACTCCCCTCGCCTCCACCAATTTAAAGTACTTTGAACATAAGTACTTACATGGCTTCGACACGTTTAAATCATACACTAGATGTAGCTAAAGGAAAAATACCTGCAGGAGGACCTAAGCGTTCTCCTAAATGGACCGCTACACGTAAAGAACATCTTAAGAATAACCCAAAATGTGCTATATGTGAAGGTACAAAACAATTAAACGTACATCATATCAAACCATTTCACTTACATCCTGATTTAGAATTAGACCCTGATAATCTTATTACATTATGTGAATGTGCTAGTTACGGAATTATCTGCCATTTACTTGTAGGGCATTTAGGTGATTATAAAAATATAAATCCAAACTCTGTAGAGGATGCTAAGATTTGGAATGCTAAATTAAAAGAAGAACATTTTGAAAAATAACTTGACTTAAGGTTATTAATTAGATAATATATTAGACCAATAACGCCTGAGTCCCTTAGTGGCCAATAGGATCGGTTTTGTAAACCGACGCGCAAGCTCCGTGAGTTCGAATCTCACCTCAGGCTCCATTTTTTGTTGATTTATTCTATAAAGATAGAATAATTATATTTGCTCAGGTGCTCAATCAGACCTAAAGCAAACATATTAACTCGCTTAATAAAGGAGAAAAAATATGACAACAACAATAACACCATACACAGTCGGCAGGCTCGTTCCTGCCCAGGGCGCGGGGTACAGCCACCTCCCAGCTCTGTTTAATGAAAGCTGGCTAAGTGATGTCTTTAAGGACTTCGATAAAGCATTTGATATTCCAAATGCAGTCTATCCTTATAACATCGTATCAGAAACCGAT